CACGTCAATCAATGAATCAGATTCCGTTATTTATTTATTCGTTATAATTTTTAAAATAGTATGCCAGCAATACCACCAGGAGGATCAGCCCCAGCTCCAACACCAACACGGTCACCAGCAGTGACACCAAGTGTGTCTAGGACACCTTCTGTGACTCCAACAATTTCAGTATCAAATACTCCATTTGCTACACCAACACCTACATCATCAACTACTCCTAGTGTGACTAGATCAATTAGTGTGACACCTAGTATAACACCTACAATTAGTGTAACACCTAGTGTGACAGGAACTCCTCCTATTACACCTTCAGTGTCAAAAACACCAACAGTAACACCAACACCAAGTCCCTCACCTGATTGCAATCCAGGTAATATATTGCAACAAATGCAATTAGCGGCTTTAGCTTTATTACAAACAGCTGTTGGATATTATAAAATAAATTTGTCTCAAACTAAGAGAAATATATATGGTGAATCATTAGAAAAATGGTATTTCCAACCTGTTTTAGCTAAATGCTCAATTGAAAGACTTGATGATACTCTTAAAGAAGAAATGTTTGGTCCTGATGTTGAAAAAATTATAAGATTAACATTTCCAAAAGCTGTTTTTGAACCACCAAACGCTAACAATGCTGTTGAAGGTACAGGATTAAATTTCCTCCCAGAAATTGGAGATATAATATATGAGAGATCATTACAAAGATATTTTGAAGTTTATAATATTATAATCAACTTTCAACCATATAATGCTAACGTAGGTTCAGGACAATTAAACTGTCCACCTGTTGAATTAGTAACTTATACTCTTGAATGTCATCATACAAGAGCAAGTAGATTAAATTTATTACCTGATAAATTATTATAATGCCTAAATCTATAAAACCAAGACCAAATAATCAAAGAGAAACTCTAGATGAGATATTAAGTAGTGAAGCTGTTGATCCTACTTCAGGTCGTCCTGTAGTTAAAGATCGCAATAGAGGAGATGATGTTTCTACAAAAGGAGACCAAGTCAAAGATGTATCTATTGGTATAGTAGATATAGATTCAGCTATTATAAAATACATTGAAACTAAAATTAAACCATCTATTATACAAGATGGAAACAGAATTCAAGTACCAGTAATGTATGGTTATCCAGAACGTTGGCAAACAATACAAGAAAAAGGTATTTTAAGAGAGTATTCTGGACGAATGATAGCTCCTGTTATTGTATTAAAACGTAATAGTTTAGAAGCTAATAGATCATTAGGTACAAAAATAGATGCTAATAAACCTCAAAATTTATATGTTTTTGAGCAAAGTTACACTAAAAAAAACCAATATGATAATTTTGCTGTTTTAGGTAATAGAATACCTGTCAAAGAATATAGACTAATAGTGACACCTGAATATGTTACTTTAAAATATAGTTGCGTCATATTCACAAATCATCTAGAACAAAATAATAAAATAATAGAAGCATTACAATACGCTGCTAACACATATTGGGGAGAAGAAGGAAGATTTCAATTTAGAGCTAACATAGATAGTTTTGCTACAGCGACTGAGTATGCTATTGGAGAAGATAGAACTATTAGAACTAACTTTGATATTACATTAAATGGATATATAATTCCAGATACTGTAAATAGAGATATATCTTATCCTAAAAAGTTTTTATCTAAAGCTCAAATTGTATTTAATTTAGAAACAGATGTTGAAGATATTTTCACTATAGCTGTGGCTCCTAAAGATACATTCAAGCCTCAAGCTGTTAATTTCCCAACTCAACCTCAAACTATAACAGCAGCTATAGATCCAAATGTTTTACTTTATTTAAATGCTAATGTAACTAAAACAACATCTAACATTACATCTCCAGGTACTGCTACTTTTAATAATACAAATATATTAAATCCACCAGCTGGATCTGGAATAGTAGCTCCTACTAAAAATGATTTCTTATACTTTATAAACTCAGCTAATGTCTCAACAACATTAGTGACATCAATAACTCAAGTAGGATCTGATGTTGTTGTAGTATTTGACACCGCAGGTCTTGGTTACACTATAGATTCAAGTGATGTAATAGCAGTTGTGGGTAAATTTAGTTAAAATTAATATTTATACATTGTATGAGTGTATTATTAAAAGGCAAACAGATAAATCAACCATTAAGTATCACTGGATCCTTTACAGGATCATTCACAGGTGATGGAAGTGGGCTTACAAACTTACCAACACAGTCATTTAATACTGGTTCGTTAGTAACAACATCCTCATTCAATTCTTACACAGGATCATCCTTATCCCAATTTGCTGGTACATCATCTTTCTCTCAAACAGCTTCTTATCTCAATACTTTAAATCAAGATTTAACATTAAATGGAAATGTTACTATAAATGGTACAGCTTCTATATCTTTTTTAAATGTTACAATTGAATCAGCTTCTGTAATATACTCAAGCGGATCAAACCAATTAGGAGATAATACAGATGATACTCAAACATTGATAGGAACTGTCATAGTGTCCGGTAGTCAACAAATAACAGGATCATTAAATGCACCTAATATAACAGGGTCTTTATATGGTACATCAAGTTGGGCTATAAATACTGTCACATCATCAACAACAACAAAAATACAAGTAGGAATCCCAGACGCAGATACGTATTATAACATTATATTAGTAAGGAATACTGGCAGTAGCGTAGACCTAGTAGTGGATAATGAAGGAGATTTCAAATATCAGCCTTCTCAAAATCTGTTAGTAGTACCTTTTATAAGTGCTTCTAACGGAATAACAGGATCTCTATACGGAACTGCTAGTTGGGCAACAAGCGCATCAATTGCTATTAATGCTCAAACAGCCTCTTTTTTACCAACAGGAACATACAATATAACATCTAGTTGGGCTGTAAGTGCTTCTCAAGCTGTATCAGCTTCATGGGCTCCATTTGTACCTACTCCTCCAGGAGGTTCAGATACACAAATACAATTTAATAGTGGAAGTGTATTTAGTGGAAGTAGTGCGTTTACTTTTAACTACGCAAGTCAAAGTTTACAACAAGGTATTAGTGTCATAACTTCTGGACAATATTCACATGCTGAAGGTTTTAGTACACAAACAATAGGATCCTATTCACACACTGAAGGTGGTGGTACTGCAGCTTTTGGGCAATATTCACATGCTGAAGGAGAAAATACAATAGCAAATGGATACGCTTCACACACAGAAGGATCATCTACTATAGCAAGCGGAGACTACTCGCATGCTGAGGGTGAGAGTACAACATCAAGTGGGTCGTATTCACATGCTGAAGGAATCAATACAATAGCAAGTGGATCACATTCACATGCTGAAGGTAATAATTCAATATCAATAGGTCCATACTCACATGCTGAAGGATCTGGTACAACAGCCTATAATGAAGCAGCTCATACTGAAGGAATAGGTACCTTTACCTATGGAGCAGGAGCACACGCTGAAGGAGAAGAAACAGTAGCTATAGGGCTGGCTTCACACACTGAAGGATACCGCTCTGTAGCTGGTAGCAAAGCATATCAATCTGCTACTCCAGATCCAAGCTTCTCAACAGGTTTTATAAATCTTGGAACTAGATATGGTGATTTATCTAGTATTCTTCCAGGCTCAGGAACAATTTTATTTTATTCAGCTTCTCTCTGGACAAAATTAACATATAGTGGAATAACACCTCTTTACGGAGGAGATACATTTTTTATATTAGATCAAGCTTTTGATGCTGGGGAAAGTGGATCTGTTGTGTTAGTTGGATATCCAACTCCATCATTAGCTGATATAACAATTAATAGTGTGTATACTCATGCTGAAGGAGGAAGTACTTTAGCTATAGGTATCTACTCACACGCTGAAGGTACTAGTACAATAGCTGTAGGAGATTACTCTCATGCTGAAGGGAGTACAACAACAACAATAGGAACTTACTCTCATGCTGAAGGTGGCGCTACAATAGCTAGTGGGTCTTATTCACACGCTGAAGGTCTTAATACTCAAGCTGTAGGTAATTATTCACATGCTGAAGGTGTTGGGGCACAAGCGATAGGTGAAGGATCCCATGCAGAAGGACAGGGTGCTCAAGCGATAGGAGACTACTCACACGCTGAAGGAATTAGTGCCGCAGCATCAGGATCTTGGTCACACGCTGAAGGATATTATACTATAACATCAGGATCTTATTCACATACTGAAGGTGAGAATACATTAGCTAGGGGTATTGGATCTCATGCTGAAGGTATTAATACAACCTCATCAGGTAGTCATTCTCATGCTGAAGGTGGTAGTACAATAGCAATAGGAGCATATTCACATACTGAAGGTGAGAGTACATTAGCTAGGGGTATTGGATCTCATGCTGAAGGATATTATACATCCGCGAGTGGTAATTATAGCCATGCTGAAGGATACTTTGCTTTTGCAAGTGGTACTTACTCCCATGCTGAAGGATTCAATACAAGAGCTGGATTTTACTCTCATGCAGAAGGACAGGGTACACACGCAGCGGGACAAGGTTCCCACGCTGAGGGATTTTCCACTATAGCCACAGGTGCTGAATCACATACAGAGGGTTACAACACTACAGCGAGTGGGAACTGGTCTCATGCTGAGGGAAGAAATACAAATACTGTTGGTAATTACTCACACGCGGAAGGATTTGGTACTGTAGCGAGTGGCATATATCAACATGTACAGGGCCAATTCAATTTATCAAGCTCAGCCCAATCAGCTTTTATAATAGGTAATGGAGTAGATGATAATAATAGAAGCAATTTAGTATTTGCCTCAGGATCACAATTTCAAATAACAGGATCCTTAAATGTATCTTCAGGTATAACAGGTAGTTTATTTGGTACTGCTAGTTGGGCTCAAAATGTAATAACAGCATCAGCTATATTAGGTGGTAAAGCTCCTCATATACCGTTTTTTATAACAGACACAACATTAGCTACAAGTTCAATATACCAATCAGGATCAGATAGTGTTATTATCAATGCTGATGTCAACACAACAGCAAATCCTGAAGCATTATTCGTTGAACAAGTTCATCCAACATCATTCAATGTTATAAGTGGTAAAGGTAATTTAAACAACTATCTACAACTTAATATTCAAAACAGAAACGCAGGAACATCAGTATCATCAGACGTTGTAGCAACAGCTAACAATGGTGATGAAAATGGTAACTATGTTGATATGGGTATTAATGGTAGTAACTATAATGGCATTGTTGGTGGACCAAATGATGCTTATCTGTATACTACTGGTAGCCATCTCCATATTGGTAATGCTACACCAAATATGCCGGTACAATTCTTTGTGGGTGGATTTGATACAGAAACTAACAGAAAGTTTGAACTAAACCCAGACAACCAGCATAATATGACTGGTTCATTAGAAATTAGTGGTAGCTTAAATGTAAAAAGTCATATAACAAGTAGTGGTATATTAACTAATGGAAATAATACTGTTTTAGGTAACACTACTATGAGTGGTTCTAGCACAATACAAGGAACCACTACAATGACCGGTTCACTTAATATAACCGGTTCTACAACACAAATTGGCAGCAACAATTTATTTGGTAACACAACATTATCTGGTAGTATTATAATATCAGGATCTACAGTAACACCTACAGTACAAGTGTATGGTAATGTAACTCATGATGGGTATATTAGATTTAATCCAGTATCTACAAACATAGATCAATCAATATCAGCATCCTACATTTATGTGTCAGGCTCAACAAATGATCTATATTTTACACAAAATGGAAGTGGATATAATAATACAACTCGTTTACGTTGGTTAGAAGGTAACTTATATACAGGTTTACTACATGGTGGTTTAATTACAACACAATCATCTACTGTCTATCAAGTAAGTAGTGGTAGTGGTATTATTGTTAATTTAAATGCATCAATACCTAATGATCCATACCCAACAGTACAATTTTTAAGTTGGCCTAACCTATCAGCTAGTATAGCACCATTAAGTGCATCATATGACCAATCATTTATTGCTATAAATTCATCTGGTCAAATATTTGCTCAAGGCATACCATATAATGATGGTGATTTTAATGATAAAATAACAATTGGTATTGTAATCCATCAGAATAGATCTACAATAAATGCTGTACAAACATTTCCAACTGTAGCATATGGTTGGAAACAAAGATCAAATGATTTTATTAAAGCATTCGGCCCATTAAAAATATCAGGTTATACGTTATCACCAAGTGGTTCATCAACAGGTAGCTTAGTATTAAGTGGAGGAACATCGTATGTTGACGGTAGAAACTATACAGTTGATCCAAACAATCCAAGTTATATTGTTGAAGCGACAGGTATAACAACATCAAAAATATTCAGGTACCACCAATCAGGATCAGCGGGGTGGGTATATGATACAAATGGGGGAGCTGGATATCCTACAATAGATCCAACCCAATATTCTCTCAATGGAACATTAACACCAGTAGGAGTAAATGACTGGACGATACAAAGGGTATTTTATTTCCCAAATAGTGCTACAAAAGCATTATATGTCTATTATGGTAATGCGACTTATTCAAGTAAGGATAACGCAATAGCAGCCATAACAACAGAAACATTTAATGAAGCTCCTAATACAGCCGCTAATGCTATTTTTGTAGGATGGATGATATTAAGAAGCAATGCCAACTTTACTACAGCGGCATCATATGAATTTAGAACATCAGGACTATTTAGAGGATCAGGAGGTGGTACAGGAGGTTCTGGTGGAGGTGGATCATCAACATTAGCAGGATTAACAGATGTATCTATAACATCACCAACTAATGGGCAACCATTAGTATATAATTCTACTACAACTAAGTGGGAAAACAATAGTTCATTAACAGCATCCTTACATGGTACTGCGAGTTGGGCTGTAAATGTTGTAAATGGAGGTGGAGCTTCCTTCCCATATACTGGTAGCGCAGTGATAACAGGTAGCTTAGTAGTGACAGGTTCAACAATATCAACATTAGGATTTACAGGATCATTAGAAGGAACATCATCATGGGCTATTAGCTCATCACACGCTGTGAGTAGTTCATTTGCCACTACATCTTCATACGCTACAACAGCTCAAAATGTATTAGGGTCTGTGACTACAGCCGCTACAGCATCTTATGCTACTAACTTTACAATAGCGAATACATTAACACTCCAATCTACATTAACTGATTTTTATTCTGTATCACCTAGTACAGGTCCTGGTATAAATAATCTATTTACAAAAAATACAGGCTCATTTACATCTGCTTTTGGTAAATATACTATATATAGCGGTTCTAATTCTAGAGCAGGTGAATTTGTAACATCATGGAATGGCACAACAGTATCATATTACGACAACTCAACAGTCGATATAGGTGACACATCAGCTGTGACATTCATATCAGCTATAGTATCAGGTCAGGTACAAATCAGTACTAGCAACACTACTCCATCAGGATGGCAGGTGAAAATGTTAGCAACTTTCATGTAATTTAATATATTTATTGCTGAACTATTAGTTGGATAGTGAAAACTAATTAAACATGGCAAATGAATTTGTAGCCAAAAATGGCTTAATCTCTCAGAATAATTCTACAATTAGCGGTTCGTTAACAGTCACACAAGGTATAACAGGATCTTTATTTGGTACTGCTACTACAGCTTCATATGTTTTAAATGCAGTAAGTTCATCTTACGCTACAACAGCATCATACGCTGAAAATGCGGGATCTGCTGGACTAACAACTGGTCAAGTAGTAGCAATAGCAACCGGATATTCAAATTTATTTTAAAATATATTTATAAAAAACAAAATAAAAAAACATGCCAGCAAACACATCACCAATTTACACACTACTAGGTGACATACAATGGGGTACAACAGCTATAACAACACAAAATACAGCCAAAGATGGTACTGGTACTGTGTTAACAGTATTCACAGCTGATGCTACAAATGGAGGATTTGTACAAAGAATTAGATTTAGAGCAGCAGGTACAAACATAGCTACTGTAGCAAGAGTCTTTATTAATAATGGAAGTGCTAACTCTACAGCAGCTAATAATATACTTTGGGATGAAATTACATTAGCAGCAACTACTTTATCAGAAGTAGCAGCCCTAGCGACATATGAATTACCTTTAAACTTTGCCCTTCCTCCAGGATATAAACTTAATGTTACTATAGGTACTACAGTAGCAGCAGGTTATTATGTGTCTGTAATAGGAGGCAAATACTAAAAACTTAATTATATGGAATATATACTTATAGAATTCACTAGTGGATGGCATTTTCAAGCTTATCAAGAGATAAGTAATGGTAATCTAGTCAGAATAACAGATTTAGATGGTAATACTTTAACATACCCAGACTTTCCAGTAGAAAGTTATGTTGTAGATGCTAATCCACCAAAACCAACATGGGCTAATTAATGTTAGATGTTTTAAACATACCAAGTACTCAACAATCCACTGAAATATTTTATACTAAGGGAGCAGGTAACGCTTGGCAAACCTGGCAAAAACCTCGTAGTGCTAAATTTATACAAATATTTTGTTTAGGATCAGGAGCTGGAGGAGGTGGTGGATACGCTGTGACAGCTAATACTGGAGCAGGAGGGGGTGGAGGAGGATCAGCTGGCTCTACTAGAGCACTTTACCCAGCATTTCTATTACCAGACACATTATATATACTAGTAGCAGTTGGAGGAGCAGGAGGAGCTGGAGGTACTACAGGTAATGGTAGTAATGGTACAGCTGGAGGAACAAGTGTTGTAGCATTAGCCCCCTCAACAGCTGCTGTTAACGCTTTATTACGATCTCAAGCTAGTGGACCTGGAGGTGGAGGTGGTGGAACATCTGCATCAGGAACAGCTGGAACAGCAGCATCACCAGAAGGTATAACAGGATATGCTTTTTCATCTCTTGCTATAATAATAAATGTAGGTGGTGTAGCTGGAGCAGCTGGTGTTACAGGAGCAGCAGGAGCTAACACGACTGCTCTAGCGTCAAATATAGTTATGGGAGGTGCTGGTGGTGGTGGTAAAACAACAAATACAGTATCATATGCTGGAGGAAATATATTAGCGGCTTCATCACAATTGACAAACCAAGTTAATGGTGGAATATTAGGAGGAGGTAATGGAGATTCAGGATATGGTGAATTAGCACCATTATGTGGTACTGGAGGAGCAGGAGGTGGAGGTAATATAGCTGGAGCAGGTGGTAGAGGAGGTGATGGATGGTATGGTTGTGGTGGTGGGGGAGGTGGGGCTCAACAAACAAATAGTGGTGGAGGTAGAGGTGGAAGAGGGGGTGATGGTTTAGTCATAATAACAACAATATTCTAACAATGTTAGACTTATCATATTTTCAAAATAGCACATCAAATACACAAGTATTTGTAACTGAAGGCGATTGGCGAACTTGGATTAAACCAAGAGGAGCTAAATCTGTAAATATATTATGTGTTGGAGCTGGAGGGGGTGGAGGTGGAGGTGCTAGTGGAGGTAATACTAGCGGTGGTGCCGGCGGAGCATGTGGTGGACAAACGAGAATAACAATCCAAGCAAACTTACTACCAGACATTTTATATATACAAAGTGGTATTGGAGGAGCCGGAGGAGCTGGAGGTGCTGCATCTGGTAGTGGAGCAACAGGTAGTATAAGCTATGTAACCCTATCTCCCAGTACAACATCTGCTAGTAACATAGTATGTGTTTCATCAGCTACAGTAGCAGGAGGGGGCCCAGCAGGATCTACAAATGGATCTCCAGTAGCAGGCGGCACAGCACCAACAGTAGCTACAGCCGCTAATGCTATATTTTTAAATTTAGGAAATTTTACATCTGCTGCTGGAGTAGCTGGAGCATCAGGACAAACATCTACAAATGGAACATCAATAACACCTTCAATTTTTATAACCTCAGGAGCTGGTGGTGCGGGTGGTGCAACATCCGGTACTGCAAGAGATGGTGGTAATATAAATGCAGTTTCTCCTTATTTTCCTATCATTGCTGGAGGATTAGGAACAACTGTATTAAATGCAAACGGTGGTAATGGCGGTAACGGTATAATACTATACAAACCTATTTTATACATGACAGGCGGTGCAGGAGGGGGAAATTCTAGAAATAATAGTAATGTGACTGGTAGAGGAGGTAATGGAGGAAATGGAGCTTATGGATGTGGTGGTGGTGGCGGCGGAGCAGCTGTTGGTACGGATAATGGTGGAGCTGGTGGAAATGGTGGCGATGGAATAATTATAATAACAACAAGTTTTTAATAATATGTTAGACGTATCACACATACCAAATCAAACAAATAATATGTGGACTTTTTATACACAAGGCATAGACACTTGGCAAACATGGACTAAACCAAGAAGCGCTAAATTTGTTTGGATAATGTGTATTGGAGGAGCAGCTGGTGGATATGGAGGATCAAACTCAGCAGGATTTAATGGAGGCTCAGGAGGCGGAAGTGGTGGAGTTGCAAGAGCATTGTTTCAAGCAAATGTGCTACCTGATACATTATTTGTACAACCAGGACCTGGAGGTGCTGGAGGAGCTGGAGGAGGTATACCTACTACGGGTAGTAGAAGTTTTGTATCAATAGCACCAATTTCAACTGCAGCTTTAAATATAGTTTGTGCTTCAGGTAACGCAGCCGCTGGGTTCGGTACTGCAGAAACATTATTAACAACTGCAGGGGCAGGATTAATAAGTCTAGGTACATTTGTTGCTGTAGCTGGAGTAGCAGCTGGTGCTAATGTTACACCATTAAGTACTACAATAACATGCCCAGGATGTCAAGGAGGATCATCATCAGCTGGTGCCACATCCGGATTTTCAGTTTTAGCTACAACTTTATCACCACTAATTTCTGGTGCTACAACTACATCAGTTAATGGAGGTGATGGTATATGGTCTTGGAAACCTATGTTTGGACTTGGTGGAGCTGGTGGTGCTGGATCTACTACAGGAGCAGTGGGTTCAAATGGAGGTGATGGAGCATTTGGGTGTGGTGGTGGTGGAGGTGGATCATCATCTGCCGGAGGAGGTAGAGGCGGTAAAGGAGGAGACGGTTTAGTAATTATAGCAACCTTCTAAAACAAATTTGGTTGTCTCCTATCTCTAATATATATTTATATCAAATAAAATAAAAAATTATGCCAATTTTTATCACAATTGTTATTGTATCAATAGTAGCAGCTTTAATTATTAGCTTTTATCCAAAGAAAACAAAACCAAAATCTCCATCTTGGGAAGATATAGACTTAGGAACTCCAACTCCTCCAATTAAATTTGACACTCCTGTCTCTGGAGAAACAGAACTTACTCCAATTGAAGTTGAACCTGTTATAACAAATGTTCCTAAGGTGAAATCAAAAAATACAGCTAAAGTAAAATCATTAGCTAAAATGGAGGCTAAGAAGAAAGTAAAAAAGACAACTGATAAAAATAAAACAAAAAAATCAACTAAAAAATAAGTTACATGAGTGTTATAAGCAAAAAACTAACTGACGAAGAATTACAACAAATAAAAACTATTAGACAACAATATACAAATTTAGCTTTAGCTTTAGGTAATGTTGAACTTCAAAAAATCAACATTGAAAATGAAAAACTAAATTTAATGGATGCTTTAGATCAATTAAAAGAAGCTGAAATGAAAATAGCTAAAGAATTAACTGAAAAGTATGGCGAGGGAGCTTCCATCAATATGGAAACAGGAGATATTTCATAATATGTATTGTTAGGTGTTAGGAGTTAATATAGAAAAGACCTCGTCAATAATGACGGGGTTTCTTCGTTTTATATTCCGCTTTATATATTTATCATCAGATAAAACTAAATAAAAACATGGCTCAAGAAACATTAATTTCCCCAGGCGTTCTCACAAGAGAAAACGACTTATCTCAAATAACTCAATTACCAGTTACTGTTGGTTTAGCTTTAGTAGGCCCAACAGTTAAAGGTATACCAAACATTCCAACAGTTGTTACCTCATATAGTGATTATATTAATCGCTTTGGAGGTTCATTTGTTAGTGGTGGTGCTAATTATGAATTTTTAACATCAATAGCTGCTTATAACTACTTCCAACAAGGTGGTTCTACTATTTTAGTTACAAGGGTGACTAGTGGTTCATTCACTCCATCCTCAGCTAGTGTTGATTTATATGATGATCCTTTTGATATTGATAATCCAACAAATGTTCCAGCTTCATTTGTTTTAGAAACATTAAATGTTGGTCTAATGACATCTAATGAATCTGATGTTTTAAGCAATGGTGCTTTAGATAGTGGTTCAATAGATAATGTTCGTTGGGAAGTTAGAAATGTAAACACAGGAAGTGGTACTTTCACTTTATTAATTCATCGTGGTGATGATAATACAAACACACCTGTTATTTTAGAAACTTTTACAAATGTTTCTTTAGATCCAAATCAACCAAACTATATTGAAGCTGTAGTTGGTAACCAATCTCGAACAGTTCAATATGATGCTGATATGGGTGGTTATTACATTCAAATATCTGGTGATTATCCAAATAATAGCCGCTATGTAAGAGTATCTTCTGTTCCAGAACCTACACCAAACTATCTTGACAATGCTGGAAATATAGCTTTTAACACTAACCCAAGTAATTATAACTTTGGCTTTGAGTATTTTTACCAACTACCAGCCCCAGGAACTGGATCAGCTACAAACTTAGCAGGTGGTGCCTTTGGTGGTGGAGCTGGTGATGATATTCCATACATTGGTTCTTCTTTATTCACTAATATAAGTGTCACAACACAAGGATTAGTAAGTGACAATTATGTTACAGCTAGTAATATATTATCTAATAAAGATGAATATGACTATGAATTATTAGTAACACCAGGATTAATTAAAAATCAACACACTGTTGTTACTGATTTTGTTACAAACGCTGAAAGTAGAGGTGATTATTTTTACATAACTGACTTAGTACCTTATAATTCAACTCTTAACACACCAATAAATGTAGCTGCTGGTTTAGATACTAACTATGCTGGTTCATATTGGCCTTGGGTTCAAGTAGTATCTCAAGAAACTGGTAAGTTAGTTTGGGTACCTGCTTCAACAATTATGGCTGGTGTTTATGCTTTCAATGATAATGTAAGCGCTGAATGGTTCGCACCTGCTGGTTTGAATCGTGGTGGTTTAGGTGGTGTAATTCAAGCAGAAAGAAAATTATCTCCAACAAATCGTGATAATTTATATGCTGGAAAAGTTAATCCAATTGCTACTTTCCCTAATATTGGTGTTACAGCATTTGGTCAGAAAACATTACAGAAAAAAGCTAGTGCTTTAGATCGTATCAATGTTCGTCGTTTATTAATTGCCTTGAAACGTTATATTGGTAATGTAGCTAAGACATTAATATTTGAACAAAATACAACTATAACAAGAAATAGATTCTTATCTCAAGTCACTCCATATTTAGAAAGTGTACAACAACGTCAAGGTTTATATGCTTTCCGAGTTGTAATGGATGAAACAAATAACACACCAGATGTAATTGATAGAAATCAATTAGTAGGTCAAATTTACTTACAACCAACTCGTACAGCTGAATTTATCCTCTTAGATTTCAACATTTTACCAACTGGAGTTGAATTCGGAGCTTAATAATTAAATAAAAATGAACAATAAAAAATTACAAGAACTTAAAGATGACGCTGAGTCTGATGCCGCTGTAAGTAGCGCTGCTTCATCATTAAAAACACTACTTAAATTTGTCAATAATCCAGTTGATTTTTCTAGATTAATGGAAGCAATTATGAGATGGATGATTAGAAATAAGCAGCAATTACGTTCACTTGATACTAATTCTAACTTTAAACAAGTGATGAGTTACTTAAATAAAATGCATTCAGAGAAAGTTGATGATTCATCAAAAGAATCTGAACAATCAGTTACACAGAAATAATAATTATTAATATTTATATTAAACAAATAAAAAATGGCAGTATTAGATCCAACCGAAATAATGTTCACTGCGTTTGAACCTAAAGTTCAAAATCGCTTTATAATGTATATTGATGGTATTCCAACTTACTTAGTTAGAAAAGCATCATCACCTTCATTTAACGCTGGTGAAATAGTTTTAGACCACATCAACGTTTACCGTAAAGTAAAAGGTAAAGTTAGGTGGAATGACATGACTTTAGAATTATATGATCCTGTAACACCAAGTGGTGCTCAAGCTGTAATGGAATGGGCTCGTTTGGCTCATGAATCAGTAACAGGCCGTGATGGTTACTCTGACTTCTATAAAAAAGATTGTCGCTTAGATATTTTAGGTCCTGTTGGTGATGTAGTAGGTGAATGGATTATCAAAGGTGCTTATATTAAAGAAGCTAACTTTGGTGAGTATGATTGGGCTAATGAAGCTTATGTGTCTATTAGTTTAACAGTTGCTATGGATTACTGTATCTTGAACTACTAATTTAAATTTAATATCTTTAAAGAGCGTCTACCTTGTTTGGTAGACGCTTTTTTCATATATTTATATACGATGTTAAAAATAGTTATATTCATAATATTTGTTTTGATTAATATAGGTTTAGCTAATATAGATGCTTACAAAATAAAACAAGACAAACAAATAAAACATGGTCTTAATGCTTTAATATATTTAGCATTATTAGTGCCAATGTTTTATGCAACACAAAATTGGTACTTAATACTAAGTTTATTATTAGTTAGAATACCAGTATTTAACACATCATTAAACTACTTTAGAGACAAAGAATTAGACTACATCAGTTATAACACAACATCAATAACTGATAAAATAACTAATTGGATACCAGATAGAATAGGATATTGGATATATCATTCAATATTATTTACAATATCATTAATACTAACATTATTATGAAATACTTGGTTTATATAGCGTTATTAATTATATTAGGATTTGGAATTAAATGGACTGCTGATTATCCTGTATTATTAGTTATAATAAGTATTGGATGGTGTGTAACAGCATTTTTATTCTTATATCACTTAATAAATCTTATATTAGAAAAAACAACAAAGTAGAAAAACTATATATTTATATACAAAACAAATAAAACGTTATGGAAGAAAAAAAATTTAAATTCCCAACAGAACAGATTGAGTTACCTTCAAAAGGATTAATTTACCCATTAGATTCACCTTTATCAAAAGGAGTAATTGAAATGAAGTATATGACAGCTAAAGAAGAAGACATTCTATCTAATGCTAACTATATTAAAAATGGGACTGTAATTGATAGATTATTACAATCAATGATTGTTACTCCTATTGATTATAATCAGTTATTAAATGGAGATAAAAATGCTATTTTAATAGCTGCTCGTATTTTAGGATATGGTAAGGATTATGACTTTATGTACACTGATCCAACAACAGGAAATACTGAGAGAGCCTCAACTGATCTAACATTAATTGACGCTAAACCAATAGATGAATCTTTATTCACACCAGGTAAAAATGAATTTGAATTTCAATTACCATTCTCTAAAATCACAGTTACTTTTAAGTTACTAAATCATGATGACGAGAAAAAAATTAATCAAGAAATTAAAGGTTTAGAAAGAGTTAATTCTCAAGGAGCATATGATGTTACAACTCGTTTAAAACACACTATCATAGCTGTTAATGGAGATAGAGACACAACAACTATTAGAGAATTTGTTGATAATATGTTAGCTAGAGATATTAGAGCATTACGTGAGCGTATTAACTCAGTGATGCCTGATGTTAATATGAAAGTTAATGTTACTAAAGCTAATGGTGATGTAGTGGAGGGCATCGACTTACCAATTGGAGTCAGCTTTTTTTGGCCTGACACCCTCGTATAAGAAAATACTCTTAGACGAAATATTTATCTTATGTTATCATGGACAAGGAGGATGGACTCATGAAGAAGTATATAATATGCCTATAAGATATAGACACTATTATATTCAAAAAATCTCAGAGACACATGAAAAACAACAAGAAGAAATAGATAAAAAATATGGTAAAATGATGGGTAATGAATCTCCATCCATGGAACAACCCATGAAAAAATCACCTAGACATGTAAATGTACCAGATTTTGTGTCTAAAGCAAGTAAAAGTAAAGTACCTAGAAGATAGGTACTTTTCATATTTATACATGATAATTTTTAATTTAGAACATGTCATTTAGTAATCCTATACGACTTTTTTACATGCCTGACCCAGCAGCGGATCAAGCTGCGTTGAATGCTCAGTTAAATATAACAAACCAATTAAATCAATTAATTCAGCAGTCTATTGAAGAACAAAGAGATTTAATGAGAGAAATTAACAATGAGTTAAAGGGCGGAATAAATTTCTCTAAAGAATCTAGAAAACTTTATAATACTATAGAAGATATTTCTCAGAAATTGGTTGATGATGCTGAAGAATTAGTTGAATTGTCTGAGAAACAATTAGAAAAAGAAAGAACAAGAGCTAAAAAAACTTTAGATAGATTACAATATGTTGGGAGAGAATTAAAAGCTAATGAAGAACAACTAAGAGCTAAAAAAACTTTAAATGTTCAAGAAGAAGCTCTTTTGGCGGCTGCTAAACTAAATTTTATAGAAGAAGAAAAAACTTTACAATTAATTAATGATAGAATTGATCGACAAAAAGTTTTAAATAAATCTGTAGGTTTAACTGGAGCTCTTCTTAAAGGAGCCGCTGGTATGGCTGAAAAATTAGGTTTTAGTGGTACAGTTGTAGAACATTCTCTTACAGATGCTAAAAAAGCAGCTTATGAAACAGCTAAAGCTTTAGAAAAATCAGGAGCAAATATGGGTAGCCTAGCTACTAAAACCAAAACAATGGTTTCAGGTTTTAAAAGCTTAGGAGGAAGTTTACTCAAATCATTTTCAGATCCACTAGTATTATTAACAGCTCAAATAGCTTTACTTAAAAAGTTTTTTGAACTTTATGGAGCTGTTAACCAACGAATAGTTGATCAACAAAAACAATTAGGTATTAGTTATGAAGCATCTAATAAACTATATGAAAGTGCTCATCAATATGCTGCTTCTCAAAGAAATGCTTTTGTAACAGAAGCTAGAATATTAGAAGGTAGACATAAATTAAATGAGGCTTTAGGTACATCTATAGCATTTACTGATAAAGAAGCTATAACAGCTGAAAAATTATCTCATTATTATGGAATAAGTGAGGAACAAAATGCTAATTTAGCTGTTTTAGCTCGACAAACTAACCAAACAAATGATGATATTTTAAATACAGTTATTAAAACTGCTAATGAGCAAAAAAGACAATTTGGTGGCTCAATGAGTTACCAAAAAACTGTTCAAAAAATAAGTGGAATTAGTGGTGAAATATTAACTAAATTTAAAGGTAATGTCACTGAACTAACTAAAGCTGTTCAGCAAGCTGATAGACTAGGTTTAACATTAGAACAAGTAGATAAAATAGCTGAGTCATTACTTAATTTTGAATCATCAATTGAAAATGAACTTAAAGCTGAATTATTAACTGGTAAAGCCATTAATGTTGAAAAAGCTAGGGCTGCTGCTTTATCAGGAAATCAAGCAGTACTAATGAATGAAATAGCCTCTCAAGTAGGTAATATTCATCAGTTCGAGAAAATGAATGTTATCCAAAGAAAAGCATACGCTGAAGCATTTGGATTATCAGCTGATGAAATGGGTAATATGCTTCGTAAAAAAGATCTTGAGGCTAAATTAGGAATGGATATCTCAAAATCAGCTACAGAGGCATTAAAAGTAGCTAAGGAAAAAAATATAAATGTTGAGGAAAGTCTTAGAAAAGAACTTGAAGCTAAATCATTGGCTGAATTACAAAAATATACTTTTGAAAAAATTCTAAGTATTATAACAAGATTGACTGCAGGCCCAATGAAAACTCTTTATGGATTTTTAGAAAAAGGTCTTAAATTTGTAGAGAAAATATTTGGATATTTTGGACAAATGACTGGTGGTCCTTTAGGTGATGCTTTAGGTGCGGCTATATTAGGTGCTCCTTTACTAATAGGAGCTGTTCGATTATTAGTAGGTGGAATAAGAGGAATGTTTATGGGACCTAGAGGTACAGATTTAAATCCAATGATAGTTCGTATGCAAGGAGCTATAGGTGGAGGAGTTGGAATGGGGTCTGGTGGTAGTTTTGTACCTGGTTTAGGATATGTTAGTAAACAATCAACTTTTAGATTAGCTGGTACTTATCAAGGAACTGCTCAAGAACGTTTAGCCCAAGCTAGAAAAACTCAAGCAAATATGGGTATGAGAAATATGGGAATAGGAATGGGACTAGGAATAGGTGGTATGGCATTATCCAGCATATCTTCTGGTATGGAAGAAGGAGGAGCTAAAGATACTGTAGGAGTATTAGGATCTACAGCCACATATGCTGGTGTGGGTATGATGTTTGGACCTATTGGAGGAGCTATTGGTGGTCTTGTAGGTTTAGGTATGGGGTTATTCAACTTATCTAAGGAAAATGAAGAACGTAGAAAAGCAGAAATGGCTAAAAAAGCAGAAGATGATAAAAAATATCAAGATATGGTAGAAGCGTTATCAGTTAGACCACTTCAATTAAATGTAGGTAATGAAAGTTTAGCTACATTTAGTACAAGACAAAGTTTAACAAACGCATCCTCTGATTTTGCTTAACATATTTATATAAAACAATAATATCATGGCATTATTTGACAAACTAAGAAACGATGGAACCTTAAGCTTAAGAGGTAATCAAGGTCCTACATTTGAAAATGAAGGACAGCGATTTACATCAGATATTCAAGCTTTAGCTTCTAATAATAATCTAGTAAGCTCTCAAGACTTAGTAAAAGGAAGAACATATGGTATTTCACCAAACCAAACTAAAGTAGCTCCATCAATACTTGACACCAACGGAAAAACTCCAACTAAATATCTTGATGTTTTAGGAGGTATGAATTCTAGCCAAGCACCAACTTTTGAATCAGCTACTGGCACAGGATTTGTTTTAGAAAAAAGATTATTTTTTAGTGGTCTAGGATTAAGAGGAGCACCAGGTCCACTTTTTGAAAGTGAAGGACAAAGATCAACATCTGATATTCAAGCTTTAGCTTCTGGTAATAGTTTACAAAGCTCACAAGATCTACTTTCTGGTAGAAACTATGGTAAAGGAAGATTTACTGTGTTTGTACCACCATCCACTTTAGATGCTAGTGGTATACCAGTGAATGGTGAGTATAGAAACAAAGGACCTCGTGAAGGTAGATACTAAATATAATAAATAATAATTTAAATGCCTTTTTTAAACCTAGACAATAACTGGTCTAATTTAGCTCCTTTATATAATCAAGCGTTTGCTAATAGACCTACTGTGCCTGTCAAGGTTAATCAATATGTTACTTTTGATGATGGTTTTATTAGAGGTGGTACTATAAACGCATATTTAGCTACTGCTCAAGATGTGGTTCGTATTGGAAAGTTTTTAACAGGATTAAGCAATATTAACAGAGTAACTGATTTTAAAGATACTACATTACAAACAGCTACTAAAGGTATTTTATTTTTAACTAAACAGGTTGGATTACAACAAGCTAATCCAAGATTAGAGTGGGAAGGACAACCTTCAAAAACCACCCCATATTTAGGAGGAGTCACTCGTCAATTTACAGGTGCTGGTACTATATTATCAATTGGTGGCAGTGCTTTTGGTTTACATTTTGACAGAGCGGGTTTACTTGGAAAAATAAGAGACAATCAAAAATACGGTGGTGATATTGATAGTCCAACAAGTGGGGTTGTTTGGCAAAATAATTTTGGTAATGGAAACAATAGTAACTTATTAATTAGTAAAAAATCCCAAAATAGACTTGTTAGATATTTAGCCAAAATAGCTCCACCTTTATCTGTTCGCAACCCAAATGATCCAGTTTCTTATCTCCCAGGTTCTACAGATCCAATTAAAGCTTTAGAAATTATTGATGATGAAGGAAATAAAGTTAATGGTAGTGACTCTAAAATATTGGACAGTTATTCTGGCGGATATAAATCTGTATATGGGCTAGGTATATCAACAATTAGAACATTTAAAGATTCAAAAACAATTATAGACTTATCAGATCTTGGAGTTCCTGGTATTCCTCCATCTCAACAAATTATCCCAGGAGGATCATATCAATCTATCGCTAATCCAAATTATAAACCTCCTCAAACAACAACTACACCAGGTAAAATACTAAAGAAAAAAGTTGGTAAAAGGACAATAATTAGTGAAACATTTGAAAGTACAGCTACTGTTTATTCTCCAAACACAATAAGTCAATGGGTGGATGTTACAAAAACAGAATCTATAGCTGGAACTCCTGGCCAAACTGGTACTAATCCTGGTTTGATAAAAAAATTAAATGGTTTTTCTCCTTTTGCTAATTCTCAAATAATACAAGCTACTAGAGCAGATGTTGGTACTTATGAGAGTCCATCTGGAAATCTTGAAAAAATATTAAGTGGGTCTTTAAGATATTGGAATAGATCTGTCGCTGATGAAAATATAGAAAAAAGAATTGGTGTTAGTTCTCCAAAACAAGTAGACGCTATAAATGTTATTAATATAACAGACTCTGAAACTTTTTATGTCACAAATAAAGCTGGGGGAAAAACACCAAATACTACAGTCACTGATCTTAGTGCATACTCAGGAAAAATAGATGGATATTATGGTAGAGATATAATCAATTTTAGAATTGAGTTTTTAAATAATGATGAACCAATTTCATCTGGTGGTACTAGAAATACTGATGTATTAGCATTTAGAGCTTATATAGATGACTTCACTGATGGAATGACAGCGAAATGGAATCCATATCGTTATATGGGCCGTGGAGAGGAATTTTATGTTTATGATGGATTTACAAGAGATATAGGTGTGTCATTTACTATGTTTGCTCATAGCCCTAAAGAAATGAAACCATTATACAATAAATTAAATTATCTAATGTCTTCTTTTGCTCCTGATTACACATCAGCTAATAAAATGAGAGGCAACATAGGATATTTAACAGTTGGAGATTATATATATAGACAACCAGGTGTGTTCACTGATATTAAATTAAGCGGTATGTTAGATGCCCATTGGGAATTATCTTTAAATAAACCTGAAAAAGGAGATGATAAAGATCAATATGAAGTACCTAAAATGATTAAAGTAGGGTTGTCATTTAAACCAATTCATACTTTCTTACCTAGAAGACCATCATCAAGTAAAACATCTGCTGCTCCATTTATTACTCCTGATAAAATATATAAAGGTTACACTGGTGGGACCAACAAATATTTGGATTAATTCTAAATTGATCTTATATTTATTATCATGGAACGCTATGATAGTAATGATATAATCCAAACTGTACCAACAGTTCAATACCCTAAAGTAATTAGGTATCGTTCATCAACACGATACCCCGATATTCCCTTATCAGAAGGTGATGTGTTATTATATACAATACGTGGTGATAGATTAGATAATTTAGCTTATCAATTTTATGGTGACTCAACATTATGGTGGGTTTTATCTGTAGCTAATCCTGATTTACCAAATGATTCATTATATCCAACACTTGGATTTCAATTAAGAATACCAGGTAATTTAAGTCAAATATTAAGTGATTTTGAACAATTAAATAGTTAAAAAAGTGTTATGTCAATATTTAAAAGTACTCTTTCTAAGGTAGTATCTTCTCAGTTAAAAGCTCGTGAAACAGTTGTTTCACAACTAGGAGACTCAGGAGCAAAAACTAAAAATGGTGATCCTATTTATCGAGCCGGAATAAATGATAGAGATTCAAGATTTTTAATGTATACTACAGGGAAAAATTCTTGGGTTAGATTACGTTCATTTGTTGATTATACTTCTTATAAATTTGATGATGATAAGAAAAATAAAATAAGACTAAAAAAAGATGAAAAATACACAGGAAATAATTTGTCTAAAAAATGGGTTTTAGAAGGAGGTACTTTATATAATGGAAAATCTCTAAGATCAGGAGTTGGTGACCTAGACTCAGTATATGGCAGTAATTTAGATTTTAATAATCAAGATTTAAAGAGTGACGCTAAAATAGGTCTAGGTATTGATAGGGGATATGGTCTTAGACCAATGCCTGGTATTACATCAGTTGAAGTAATGAACAAGAGTGCTTATGGATCTTTAAGAGAAGCTACTATAAACTTTTTTTGTTGGGATAGACATCAGTTAGAAGAGTTAGAAATATTATACATGCGCCCTGGTTATTCTTGTTTTCTTGAATGGGGATGGAGTCAATATCTAGATCATAGTATAGCGAGTGTTAATGAAATACCTAATAATATTAAAATAAAAACGTTTGATAGTGACATTAATTCTGTTTTAGATACCTGGGATGATAAGGATGATAATTTAACTGATGATAATATATACCTAAAAATAGACTCAGCTGTAAATAAATATAAAGGTAATTATGATGCTATGTTAGGTTATATTAAAAACTATTCCTGGCAATTAATGCCTAATGGTGGTTTTCAATGTAGTACTACTTTAATATCTAGAGGAGAAGTAATTAACACTATAAAAGCTAGTAGTAACCCTAATATTATTATTGGATCAGAAAAAACAACAACTACAACTGTTGATGAAAATAAAACAATTTATAGTCAATTTGAAAAAATATTTTTAAATTTAGTAGCCCATATAAATGACCAGGAATTCGCTTATAGTATTAGTTTCCAAAAAACACTAGCTCCAGGTCAATTTTACTCAGTAGATAAAGGACCACAAAGAGATGCCTTAATAGCTGAGGCAGATAAGGTGTATAATGATATTAATAGTAGAATAAAAGTTGGGTCATATAAAGGATTTGCTGGAAATTGGGAGGACCCTCAATTAGTTGATTTTAATCCTGCAACTTTTGATTTAAACTTAAATTTAGCTGTTAAATTAATTGATGGAGGAACTGAAGAAGGTATAGGAGTTGAATATATTAGTATGAATGCTTTTATAGCTATATTAACTGAATTTTTTCTTCCTAAAAATAAAAAAAATAATAAACCTGCAATTAGTATAGCTATACCAAATAATACACCATGTTTAGCTAGTGAAGACTCAGTTAGTATTGACCCAACAACATGTATAATAAATAATTCTAAAGCCACTTTTATATGTGATAACACTAATGGATTTAAACCTCAGTTATATAGTGAAATAAGTATGATTTCTTCTCCTTCATCAACAACTAACTCTACTAATATACCTGAATTTATTCAATCCGGTACTAATATAGGAGCAATAGGAAATATATATGTTTCAATTAGTAAAATTTTACAAGTTTACAGAAATCTATCAGGTGGTCCTGACGGTGTTGATGTTATTGAGCTTCTTAAAGAAATTTTAGATGCTTGTTCTTTCGCTTTAGGAGGTATTAATGATTTTAAATTGTATAATGATAGAAGTACTGTTCAAATTATAGACGTTAAATACTTTGAGACAAAAGGTAAAAATAGCAAATTTAAATTTGACTTAATAGGATTAAAAAGTATATGTAGAGATGTTAAAATTAATTCTCGTATATTCTCAGAACAATCAACAATGATAGCTATAGGAGCTACTTCTGGAGATCAAAATGCTAATTTAGGTGATATTTATACATCAACTCAAAATTATTTTAATTATGGGTTAAAAGATAGAATACTAAAAACTACTTATAGTAATGATAAAGCATCAGATAAAATTGTTGTTGATGGAGTAGAACTAAAAGGAGAAGCCGCTTATTATTTCACTATATATAGCAATGTAGAAGCATTAACTAGTTATGTTAACATAAATGTTTTAGGTTTAGACACAGATGGAGATAGTTATTTTGTAACAAAACTTCCTCAGTCAAATCAAGTAGTAAATGCTGGAAGTTTATTAAAAACATACCATTATCAAATAAATGGTAAAGATACTAATTTTAAATCTTTAATACCATTTGAATTAGAAATTACTCTTGATGGTATTAGTGGGTTTATTGTAGGACAAATTTTTACAATTGATAAATCTATATTACCAAAAGATTACTTTAATAAAAATTTAGGATTTATTATTACTGGTGTAAATCATTCATTACAAAATAATGATTGGGTCACAACTGTTAAAACTCAAATATGTTTATTAGAAAATGATAAAATTGAAGAAATGTTTGGTGTTGATAAAGCCAAATTGAAAAAAATTATAACTAAAATTAGAGAAGAAGCTAGAAAGAAAGGATGGTTATTATGTGCTTTAGCTGATTATATGGTTAAAGAAACCATTGATGCTATATTTTTATTTTTAAATCCAAAAAATAATACTTGGCCTCAAAATGATTTATTTTTAAAAGCTTTAAGTGACGGAAATAAAGATGCTTTTGTAGGAACCCCAGGAAATACTCCAGAATTTACAAATTGGATAAATTATTTAAATGTTGGAACTGTAATAAATGTTGAAGACTACTTAAAAAATTGGTGGGGATATCATGCTACATTAAATATACCTGATTTTCCAACTTCATATGATGATCTTATATCAACAGACATACCTGGAACAGGAAAAAACACATTTAACTTAAAAAAATTTGTTGATAACTTTATATCAGATGATGCGGGATCCGCCCCTAGAAGTCAAGTAGCAAAAAATGAAGGTAAAGATGCGGATGAAAGTGCTTTTAAAAGATTTTGGGACAGTATTTTTATAGGAAAAGTTATTAATGATCAAATATCTAACCCTAGTAATTATAGTAACCTTAAAGGACTTTTAATTAAATTTAGTGAAGTATTAACCTCTAGTGGTGTCACTCATACTCAACAAACAATATCAGACAAATCAAACAATCCTGTTTTACTTAAAACTCCAAGACCTCTATTTCAAACGAGTACAGGTACATATTATGATGGTAATACTGGGTTTGATTATCCTATTTACAGTGCTTTTGAAATGGATGCTCTTGATCCTATGTTCACAATATATTATAATTATTTATTAACACATGCTGCTGAGCTTGATTTAACAGTCCATACTCCTCCAGCTTCTTTTGAACCAATAAAAGCTCATGTTGAAAAAATAATAAGATAAAAAATGTTTATACCGAATTCAACTATAATAGAAACTGGGTATGCTCAAGCTGGCCAATTTTTAGTTCAATCCACACAACTTCCTTATAGAGGATTTTATCATAGAGATGATAAAAATAGATATTGGTCTGGAAAAACACATACAAATGATTCTTTTTTACTTACTCCTCCTACAACAAAACCTCTTACTTTAGATGCTTTTAATAAAAATAATATAATGTCATATGGTTTTACTAAAAAATATAGTATAGCTTCTGCTCCAACATTATATAAAGGCGATTTTGTATTTCCAACAGATGAAGATTTTAGTAATACATTTTTTACTCGTTATGTAGTTCAATTAAAATCATCTACATCTCCATATGTGGTTGAAATAAATAAAGATAATTATGCTAAGGTAACTCAAACTGAAGATAGATTTTATTATAATGTAGCTGAAATGTTATGGAAATTAAAAGGACCAATAGATGATGTTTTTGAAAATAACGTTAGAATAGAAGCTGGAGTTAGAGATACAAATCTACGCTCATTGCAAGCAGCAGAAAAAATCATACCTGGTGTATCTAAAATATTTCCAGACCCACTTCAGTTTTATTTTTAAGTTTGGTAATCTAAGTTTTAGATTATATATTTAGGTTATAATTAAGGTTATGTTTTACATCATTGAGACTAAAGAACAGCTCTCTTACTTATCAAAAAATTTACCACAACAGTGTTTTGTGAATGTTATTTCACAAAATGATAGTTTTCATCCTGCTTTAACTAAACCATGTTTAGTATACTATAACGATGGAGATAAAGGATATATATTACCTATAGACCATAGTGAAGCATTTAAATTAGATTGGGGAGATGTTAAGGATTTTATTTCTAAGCATAACACTGTTTATGTCTTAGATAAAAAACACCACATGTATTTTATTGAACCTGATAATTTACATGATTTAAACTTTAACAAATACATAAATGAATCAGAGCATGATACTAGAGTACATGTAAACTTTAACCAACAAAAATATTACATACCAGAACTAAACTCATTAATACCCATATCTAAACATTATGAAAAATGGGAGAACATATATAGTAATATTAAATTAGAACCAGTTAATGAGTTTTTAAATAACAATATCACTAAAGTATTTTATGAGATAGAGAAAAATGGTATTGGTATTGATCCTAAAAAATTTAATAAACATTTTGAAGTTACTTGGAAAGATTATTCGATTTACGGGAATACAGTTTATACACAATATAATCTATATAATTTAACTACTCGTCCTTCAAACGCATTTAATAGCGTTAATTTCGCCGCACTTCCTAAAGACCAAGCACGTGAGTCATTTGAACCAAATAATTATGTTTTAGTTGAATTTGACTATAGCGCTTACCATCCACGAATCATTGCTAAGGAAATAGGACATACATTTAAAGGTGATCCATATGATGAGGTACCTAAAGAAGTTATGTTTCAAAACTTATATGGTGGTATAAGAGATGAATATAAAGACATACCATTTTTTCAAAAACTAAATGGATTTTTAGGTGACAAATATAAAACATTTGCTATAAATGGTGGTTTACAATTAGCATGTGGTAAAATAATACACTTAGATAAAAATACTCATGCCAATAGAAATAAACTATTAAGTTATATTATTCAGTCATATGAAACATATTATAATGTTATTACACTAGAACGTGTTTTAAAATTACTTAAAGGTAAAAAAACCAAAATAGTACTGTACACTTATGACTCAGTATTATTTGACTTTGATAAATCAGAATTAAAAAAATTATTACCACAAATTAAACAAGAATTAGAAGCAGATGGTTTTCCAACACACATGAGTGTCGGAGAGAATTATGGCGCTTTGACACAAAAATAACATATTTATGGAATGGAACATAACCATACAAGAATTGGCTAACAGATTATTTGCAACTTTCTCAAAGAAAGAAGACATAGAAGATACAATTGATGTTATAACAAAAAGTTATACTATTCTTTATAATAAGATATTCATTTTAGAATCAAAAGATAGTGACGAATTTGTTTGTACATACAATATTGATCCAGGTAATGTAAGCACTACCATGGTGTTACCAAACACAATCTTACTACATCGTAAGAAAGAGTCAAACTCGTTATATACAATCAATGCTTTGAATACTTTAATCAAAACATTGAATAATGGTTATGCTGATCCAAGTTATAGAGTAAATTGGACAGACTACAAAAACAGTATACTGTTAACAAACGGTCCTGATCTTCGTATTCTAAAGACAACTATTTACAAGATAGTTAACCTGTAAAAACTTCATATATTTATTATTGTAAATAAAAAAAATGAAACAGAATATCAATGAAATCAAAAGAATGCAGCAATTAGCTGGTATTATTAATGAAGCTAAAATGTCAAAGCTTGATGAACTTGATAGTAAAGTAGCAGCTTTATACGCATGGGCCGGTGTTGAAACAGAATATGATGATGACGTAGCTAGTAGATATGATCAAGATGTAATAAATAGAGCTATAGAATTAGCGCCAAAAATTTTAGCATATGAGGAAAAAATAAAACAAATAGCAAATGCTATAAGGAATAGTGATGAAGGAAAAATGTTACTCGCTATAAGAGCATGGAAAGGAGGATATAGTGGATCACGTGGTAGTTCTGAAGATATTGGAGATTTATTTAGCATTTACTCGTAGTTAATCATTAAGTATAAAAATAAAAACATAGCCTTCAGAAATGAAGGCTTTTGTTAACTTAGGTTTGGCCTCCGACTTTTCTGATGCTATATTTAGCGTATTACAATTTTAAAACAATAAACAGTTATGGATTTACAAGCTATCAAGCAACGTATGCAATCGTTGCAAAACAAAGGTAAAGGTGGCGGTAACAAAGATGACCGCGCCAAGAATTTTTGGGTACCACCAGTTGGCAAATCAGTAATTCGTATTGTTCCTTCCCGATTCAACAAAGCAAATCCATTCAAAGAAGTAATGTTCCATTATGGTATTGGAAACAAAACCATGTTGTCATTAACTAACTTTGGTGAAAAGGATCCAATTGTTGAATTTGCACAACAACTCCGTAAGACTAATGACAAGGAAAATTGGTCATTAGCTAAAAAAATTGAACCTAAAATGAGGGTATTTGTACCTGTTATTGTTAGGGGAGAAGAAGATAAAGGAGTTCGTATGTGGCAGTTTGGTAAGGAAATGTATCTCGAATTGTTAGGTATTGCTGAAGATGAAGACATTGGTGATTACACAGATCTTATGGATGGTCGAGACTTGACCGTTGACACAGTAGGACCTGAAGTCACAGGTACTAAATTTAACAAATCATCTATTCGTATTAAACCAAAAACATCTCCATTATCAGAAGATAATGAGCAGATTAAAAAGTGGATTAGTGAACAACCAGATGTACTTACACTTTACAAGAAGTATGAGTTCGATGAAATGAAAACCATGTTGATGGAATGGTTAGAACCAAGTGAAGATACAGGTGATGAAGCTGAAACAACAACAGCAGAAGCACCAGTAGCAGAAGCACCAAAAGCTAACTACACATTGAACACTAAGACTAAAAAAAGTTTTGACGAAAACGAATTTGACGAACTATTTAAAGACTAATTATGGCTAAAAGTAAAAGTGTAAACACAAGTGTTTCTCAAGCTATCAAAGGTACTTTTGATCTTGATAAGTTTAAGAAATCAAAGCGTCTAGATCAATCATCTAATTTCAAAACACAGAAGTGGATTCCATTTTCACCTGCTGTACAAGATGCTCTTTCAATTCCAGGCGTGCCAATGGGACACATTACTATAGCTAGAGGTGGTTCAGACACAGGTAAAACAACATTATTGATTGAAACAGCTGTTGCTGCTCAAAAGATGGGTATTTTGCCTGTGTTTATTATCACCGAAATGAAGTGGGACTTTGCTCATGCTCAAAAAATGGGATTTCAATGTGAAGCAATTCCAGATGAAGCTACAGGCGAAGTAACAAACTACAATGGATTTTTCTTATATGTAGATAGATCAACTCTAAATACAATTGAAGATGTAGCTGCGTTTATTGCTGATATTTTAGACGAACAAAAGAAAGGTAATTTACCTTATGACTTATTGTTTTTATGGGATTCAGTAGGCTCTATACCATGTGATATGAGTGTTAAACAAGGTACAAATAATCCAATGTGGAATGCAGGTGCTATGTCAACACAGTTTGGTAATTTTATCAATCAAAAAATACCATTATCACGTAAAGAATCATCTCAATTCACTAACACGTTGTTTATTATTAATAAAACAGGTGTACAACCAGCTTTAACACCTATGAGTCAACCTCGTATGACTAATAAAGGTGGTAATACAATGTATTGGGATGCTTCAATTGTTATTACATTTGGTAATGTTACTAATAGTGGTACAAGTAAAATTCACGCTCAACATAAAGGTAAGAAAGTGGAATTTGCTAAACGTACTAAAGTATCAATTGATAAAATTCACGCTGACTGTGGTATAGCTACTACTTCAACAGTTATAGTAACACCTCATGGGTTTATACCTGATGAGAAGGAAGAAGAAAAGGCATACAAAGCTGCTCACGCCCATGAGTGGTTTGGAGAGAAAGTAAATGTTGATGACATTATAGTTACTGAGGACAGTAGCGAATGGGAAGAAAGTAGTAAAATATCACCAATGATTGAGATAGACAACGACGATGAACAAGACGTATAAACAAATACTTGACAGTATAAAACAGGCTAAAGAAGAACCATTACATTTGAATAGTAAAGTACTTCTTATAGACTCGATGAACACATTTCTGAGGAGCTTTGCCATGATCAATCATATGAATCCAAGTGGAGCCCACATTGGTGGGCTCACTGGGTTCTTAAAATCAATTGGTTTTGCTATTAGACATATAAAACCCACTAGAGTAATTTTAGTATTTGATGGAACCGGCAGTACAACAAACAAAAAGAATTTATATCCTGAGTATAAAGCTCATAGGAAAATACAACGTATAACTAATTGGGACGGATTTGATGACAAAGATGATGAAGCTGAATCTATTGAAAACCAGTTAGTACGTTTAGTACAATATTTAAGGTGTTTACCTATTAGTATGTTATCTATTGATAAAGTTGAAGCAGATGATGTTATTGGTTATATAGCTAATAATTTAAAGGATGAAGTATATATAATGTCTGCTGATCAAGACTTTATGCAACTAGTAACACCTAAAGTGACAGTGTATTCACCTATCAAGAAAAAGTTCTACACACCTACTTTAGTTAAGGAAGAATATGGTCTATATCCTCAAAATTTTATTAACCAGAAAATATTAATGGGAGATAATTCTGATAATATACCTGGCGTAAAAGGATTAGGTCCTAAAAAATTATTTAAATTATTTCCAGAGTTAGAAGGTAGTGAGTATGTTACACTAGATTCTATTTTTGAGAAATGCAGTACTTCAGACTCACATGGTTTATATAATGATATTCTTAATTTTAAGAAACAATTATTAATAAATCAACAACTAATGGATTTATCTGATCCTAACATACCAGAAGAAGATATTACTGAAATAGAAACAGTAATAAATAATGAACCTAACAAAATAGATAAATTACATTTTTTAAAGTTATACAACGAAGATCGATTAGGAAATTCTATCCCTAATGTAGAGATATGGTTGACCGAAATATTTTCGTATCTTCAAGCTTATAAAATAAAATAAAATTATGGTTGCGTTTAACAAGCTCTCAGTTTACGGTTTGAATTTCCAAACCAAGGTTATTAGTTCGCTTTTAAAGAATAAAAAATTTCTACTTAACATTAGAGATGTTGTTACACCTGAATTCTTTGACAATCAAGCGCATCAATATCTAGTAGAAACTATTATAAAGTATTTTGACAAATGGCATTCAACTCCTACACTTGATACATTACATATAGAAGTAAAGAAAATAGAAAACGATGTTCTAAAAACATCAGTAGTAGAACAACTTAAAGAAGCATATAAAGTAGATAATGAAGATGCTGAGTATGTAGAAGCTGAATTTAGTAATTTTTGTAAAAATCAACAACTAAAGAAAGCACTATTAACATCAGTAGATTTACTACAATCAGGAATGTATGATGATATTCGTCACTTAATTGATTCAGCCTTAAAAGCAGGTATGGATAAGAATATAGGTCATGAGTATGAAAAAGATGTTGAAGATAGATATCGTGAAGAATATAGAAGTCCAATTGCTACACCTTGGTCTGTAGTGAATGATTTATTACAAGGAGGATTAGGTAGTGGTGATTTTGGATTAATATTTGGTGGTCCTGGAGGTGGTAAGAGTTGGTCATTAATTGCTTTAGGAGCAGCAGCTGTTAAAGCAGGTTATAATGTTTGTCACTATACACTTGAGCTAAGTGAAGCATATGTTGGTAAAAGATATGATGCTTGTTTCACACAAATATCAGTAGCACAAGTTCAAGACTATAGAAAAGACGTTGAAGATGCTGTCTCTAAATTACCTGGCAAACTTATTATTAAAGAATATCCAACAGGTAAAGCGACTATTAGTACTATTGAATCACATATTCAAAAATGTAAGGATTTAGGTAATCCACCTGACTTAATTATTATTGATTATGTGGATTTATTACGCGCTAATAGGTCAAGTAAAGAACGTAAAGAAGAAATTGATGATGTTTATGTAGCTACTAAAGGCTTAGCTCGTGAATTAAATTTACCAGTTTGGTCTGTTAGTCAAGTAAATAGAGCTGGTGCTAATGATAACATTATTGAAGGAGATAAAGCAGCTGGTTCATATAATAAAATGATGATTACAGATTTTGCAATGTCAATTTCACGCCGTCGACAAGATAAAGCTGGTGGTACTGGTAGATTTCATATTATGAAAAATAGATATGGTATGGATGGTGTAACATACGCCGCTGTCATAGACACATCTACAGGTCATATACAGATTGATAATAATGAGTTAGATGAAGAAACACTTGAACGAGAAAGACCAGTTAAGTTAAATGAGAATTTTGACTCTGTAGATAGGGATATACTTAAAAAGAAGTTTTTTGAACTTAACAATAATATTGGATCTTAATTATATTTATACCCATGAGTACAGTTGTTTTAGTTTCATGTTCTGCTGGTAAGGAAGATAAACCAATGCCTGCTGAAAAATTATATAATTCAGATTTGTTTAAAAAACAATTAGAATACGCTAAAAAGCTATCTAATCCTAATGATATCTATATTATATCTGCTAAATACCATTTAGTACCATTAAATAAAACTATAGATCCATATAATGTCACTTTAAAAGATATGCCATCTGATGAACGTGAAAAATGGTCTGAAGTTGTTAAAAAACAATTAGAAGATAAAGGTTATAATCTTCAAAAAGATAAGTTTGTTTTTCTAGCAGGAAATGCTTATCGTCAATATTTAGAGCCCCACATGAAAAATGTTGAGGTGCCTTTTGAAGGTTTACGTATTGGACAACAAAAGAAAGCGTTGTTGCAAAAACTAAAGGAAACAGTTATTAAGTTAACATTAAACATAATTAAAGAAGTTAAAAAACTTTATAAAAATGGAGTTCTCTAAAAAACAAATAGATGACGCTATGTCACGGTATCTTCAAGATAATGAAGATTATGGTGACTATAATGAAAGTGAACTAATTAGTGAAACTTTTAAAGGTGTTAAATCATTACTTACAGAGAGTACTAGTGATAGAGTTTCGCTTCAAACACTTCAAGAACATGCTAATACTTTAGGTGGTATTCCAAAAGATATTCTTGAAGATTTTGTTTTGTACCTTAATATAGATGAGTTAGATAACCTTCTAACTTAATTTAACCAAACATAATTAAAAAAGAAAATCGCAAAAAGCGACACGCTATTATTTACTATAAATTTTTAAATATATAAACAAAATGGACGTAACACAAGAAATTTTATCAGACATTACAACATACATGAAGTATGCTAAGTACAATCCTGATCAAAAACGCAGAGAAACATGGGAAGAATTAGTAACAAGAAATAAAGAAATGCATCAGGAAAAATTTCCTCACTTACATAATGAAATAGAAAACGCTTATAAACTAGTATATGCTAAAAAAGTTTTACCGTCAATGCGTAGCTTACAGTTCGCGGGTAAGCCCATTGAACTTAATAATACTCGTATATTTAATTGTTCTTATCTTCCTATTGATGATTGGAGAGCTTTTAGCGAAATAATGTTCTTGTTATTATCAGGAACAGGAGTAGGTTATAGTGTACAAACACACCACATTGATAAGTTACCTGAAATTAAAATACCAATAAAAACAAAACGTTATTTGATTGGTGACAGTATTGAAGGATGGGCTGATGCTATTAGAATGTTAACTAAAGCATATTTTCAAGGTGGTGCCTTACCAGTGTTTGATTTTAGAGATATTCGTCCAAAAGGAGCTCAATTAATTACTGTAGGGGGTAAAGCACCTGGTCCAGAACCACTTAAAGAATGTTTATTCCAGTTACAAAAAGTATTGGATAGAAAACAAAATGGTGAAAAACTTACATCACTAGAAGCACACGATATGGCTTGTCATATTGCTGATGCAGTATTAAGTGGTGGTATTCGTAGAGCAGCATTGATCTCATTATTTAATTTAGATGATGAAGCAATGTTAACTTGCAAATTCGGTAACTGGTGGGAAGAAAACCCACAGCGTGGTCGCTCAAACAATTCAGCAGTAGTTATTCGTCATAAAATTGATGAAGAAGAATTCTTTAAATTATGGAAGAAAATTGAATTAAGTGGATCAGGTGAACCAGGTATCTACTTCAGCAACGATAAAGATTGGGGAACAAACCCATGTTGCGAAATTGCTTTACGTCCATTCCAATTCTGTAACTTATGTGAAGTAAATGTTAGTGATGTTGTTGATCAAGCTGATCTAAACGCTAGAGTTGAGGCAGCTGCGTTTATAGGTACATTACAAGCCGCTTATACTGATTTTCATTACTTAAGAGATATATGGCGTAAAACAACTGAAAAAGATGCTTTATTAGGTGTTGGAATGACAGGTATTGGATCAGGTGCTGTATTAGGATTAGATCTTAAACAAGCAGCTGATTTAGCTAAACAAACAAATGAATTAGTAGCAGGTAGAATTGGTATTAATAAAGCAGCTCGTGTTACAACAGTTAAACCAAGTGGTACTAGCTCATTAGTATTAGGTACTAGCTCAGGTATTCATGCTTGGCATAATGATTATTATATTCGTAGAATTAGAGTTGGTAAAAACGAAGCTATTTATACTTATTTAGCTATTAATCATCCTGAATTGATTGAAGATGATTTCTTCAAACCAACAATTCAAGCAGTAATTTCTGTTCCACAGAAAGCACCAGCTGGATCAATATTAAGAAACGAAGATGTTATTGACATGCTTGAACGTGTTAAGAAATTCAATGTGCAGTGGGTGAAGAAAGGTCATCGTAAAGGAGCAAATACAAACAATGTATCAGCTACAGTATCAATTAAAGAAGGTGAGTGGGAAAAAGTAGGTAAATGGATGTGGGAAAATCAAGATACATTTAATGGCTTATCAGTATTACCTTATTTTGGAGGTACATACACACAAGCTCCATTTGAAGATATTACTGAAGAAAAGTTCTATGAAATGGCTAATCATTTACTTGGAGTTGATTTAAGTAAAGTAGTTGAATTTAGTGATGAAACATCATTGATGGATCAGAGCGCTTGCGCTGGAAATCAGTGCGAAATAGTGTAATGGAGGAGCATGTGAAATTATACTCCTGCTATATTTATTGGAAACACAGGTATGGCAGGAGTAATTTATAAAATCACTAATCCTAAAGATAAGATATATATTGGTTGTACTATTGATTTTAAACGAAGATTATCTGAATATAGACGATTAAGTATGAATGGTCAAGTTAAGTTATACAATAGCTTGGTTAAATATGGATTTGATAATCATATATTTGAAATAGTAGAGGAATGTAACGAAGATATACTTCATGAACGTGAGATATATTGGATTAAACATTTTAATTGTATAGAAGAAGGATTAAATATTAGATTAGGTAATAGAACAGGAGCATTAATGGATAGTACAAAACAAAAAATATCCAAAGCTCTTAAAGGAAGAAAAGTAACATGGGAATCTAAAGGACCTAAAGGGTACAAATACACAGAGGAACAAAAACAAAAACTAAGCCAAGGACTAAAAGAATATTATAAACATAATTCAGTTAAACCTAAACCAAAATCTGTATCTCCCTCTATAGTTGAGGAGATAAGAACCAAATTTAATTTAGGCCATAAACGCTCAGACTTAAGTAGAGAATATAATGTAAGTTGGGGTACTATTAAAAACATAACTGACTGTATAAATTCATATAAATGATAAAACTAGTTGATCTATTAAACGAAAATAAAGATTATAGTAATATATTCACTAAAGATGAATATGATTTGTTTGTAAATTATTTAAAAGGAAAACTTAATAAAGTTGATAAATCAAAACTTATAGAACTTATTAAAAAATTAAAGTCTATTCAAAGTCAATATCCTGAATTACAAACAAAACCATTTGATAAAGCTTATAGAGTAGATATATTACCAATAAATAAATTACCTGTCCCATTAGAATCATTAGATATAGAATATGGAGGTGAAAAATATGGTAATATTTTAGGAGGTAAATCTAGTTTTCAAATGGCTAAATTAAATTCAATACCATTTGAGTCTAAAAGTATATTAAATGGATGGACATTAGATAGAGATTTTGCTTTTGAAATGCTATATGATACAGCTAGAGATAATGATTTTGAACAGACACTACCTGTTTTATATGAAATAGATTATAATAAAGATGAATTTATTTTTGATGTTGATTTTTTAGAAAAAATAAGGGGACAAGAAACAGGATATGGGTATGAAGCTGAAGTAATACGTTTAGGACCAAATAAACCTTTACCAGGATATGTTGTGTATATAGATAATATAATACCAGATATCAACTATGACTAAACTAATAGAAAACATTCACTATATAATAAATGAGGACGGTAGGGTAGTATTCACTGCCCTATTCCTCATTCAACAAGGGAAATGTTGTGGAAATGGTTGTAAGAATTGTCCGTATGATCCTAAACACACTAAAGGAAATACTGACCTAAAAAAATAAGTTATATTTAAAACATGATAATTCATTCAAAAGAATTCATAAACAAACATATATCTAAACTACAACCACTCAAATATAACCAGTTTTACTGGTGGAGAAAATTCAAAGACAAGTCTCCATTATCGTCCAAAGAAGCAGTACATGCTCGGATTGATAATGGAGATTTTGATTTCTCCTCATATTATTGGCAGGCACAATACGCCTTAATTGAGATGGAAGAAAAAACAGGTCATATTAAGGACCCAGCTAAACGTCATGAAGAACAAATGATATATAGAGAACGTCATAGACGATTAATGAAAGATTTTGAAAAAGATGAAGCTGAACGTTTGGTAAATTACAAAAAAGCTATCACAGATATATTTGAAATAGAAGTAGATGAGTTAGAAAGAAAAATGGAAGATTTTGATGGAACCCTAAAAGAATTATATACCTTAATAAAAGCAAAATATAATTTTAGAACAGTTAAAAAACGTAAAGATAGACCTAAAAAATATAATATATGAGTAAATTTTTATCAACAAAATTATTTGATGGTTTTAGTTGTGTATTCCGTCAATGGAAAGCTGAAGGAACACATTGTAGATTTTTACATGGTTATGGAGTATCATTCAGAGTATGGTTTGCTGGTGAATTAGATGAACGTAATTGGGTTTGGGACTTTGGTGGTATGAAACGTGCTAAAGGAACTATTGATGGTATGAATCCTAAAGAATGGATGGACTATATGTTTGACCATACATTAATAGTAGCTGAAGATGATCCATACTTAGCTGGATTTAAAGCAATGGGAGAACATGGTCTAACTCAAACTAGAGTAATACCAGCTACAGGAGCAGAACAATTTGCAAAATATATCTTTGAAAAACTAAATACATTTGTTCAAGAAGAAACAAATGGCCGAGTAAAAGTAGCACGTGTTGAATTTATGGAACATAATAAGAACACAGCTATATATGAAGGATAAAAAACCAGATCTAGTTGTTTGGGATGAAGAACGTGGTTACTATCCTAGAGAACTAACATATGGTAGTAATTTAGGTGCTCCTGCTATACATGTAGATAATGTAGATGGATGGAAGCTAGCAAGAATAAAAGATGTAAATAGTGAATTTGAAGCTAGATATAATGAATTAATAGCTGAAGCACAAAAACTAAAAAACGAATATGAGTGGAACGAACTTATATACACTAAAGTTCAATATAACTTTCAACCAACAGTAGGTCATGTTTATCACTTATATTCTAGAGATGATGAAAGTATGTTTCTATCAATTATAGAACCAAGTAACTGGAATAAAAAACACATAGCAAGTTTTAAATTAGATTCAACAAATAAATGGATTAAAATATGAAAATTTCACATGAGTTACCTTTAGGGTTAATGCATTATGGTTATCAATGGAATGATTATGATTATTGTCTTCCACATCTAATAGATAAATATGAACAATATTGTTTGTATTTTCAGAAAGCAAGATTAGATAAACGTTTCATTATAATGGATAATGGACTATTTGAAGGTGTAACTCACACAACAGAAGATCTATTATCTAAAATTAATTTAATTCGCCCATCAATATTCATTGTACCTGATGCTTGGAATGACTCAACTAAAACATTAGTGAATGCTAAGAGTTGGATGATGAATTATAAACCAAGCCTACCAGAAGGTGTTGAACTAATGGCAGTGTGTCAAGGTGAAGATATTCATCAATTGATAACTACATATCAAACATTACTTGATTTAGGATATAAACATATAGCATTTAATCACTCAAGTGTTGCCTATATGGAAATGTACCCAGGTATGGATCAATTAAAACGTCAAATGTATGGTAGAATGGAATTTATTAGAAAACTAGTTTTAACAAATACAATAAATAAAAACGCTTATCATCATTTATTAGGTTGTTCATTACCACAAGAATTTATGTGCTATAAAGATTGGAAATTTATCAAATCATGTGATACATCAAATCCAATCATTGTTGGAGCTCAAGGTGAAAGATATACAGACAGTGGTTTAACATTTAAGCCAAAAGAAAAAATTGAACATTATATGGAAGAAGATTTGTCTGATCGACTTGATGATATTATTTTTAATGTAAACAAATTTAAACAATATGTCAGTTAATATGTTATCATTGTATGACTATTTAGGTAGAGCTGCTGGTCCTAATTTAGGTTTAGAAGTAGCTAAGTATGCCGCTCATCAAGGAGTTAAAACTGGAATTAGAGAAGTATCTAATCCAAAGTATAGTGGGCCTATTAAATTATACACTGAAGATTTTTTAATGTCATTTTTTAATAACCCAAACTATAAAACAGTTATTAAAGAAGATGAGCAGTGGTACAAAGAAAAAATAAAAAAGAAAGAAAATAATTTACCATTTTAATAAAACAAATATATGAAAAAACAAGCAGTATTATCACTAAGTGGAGGAATGGATAGCTCTACATTGCTGCTTCATCTACTCGCCAATGGCTATGAAGTTACAGCTCTATCCTTTGATTATGGACAGAAACATCGTGTTGAACTTGAACGTGCTGAATCATTAGTAGAATATATTAATGATCACATGTTTAGAGTAAAACAGGATAATTACGTAAAATATCAAGTAATTAAACTTGATGGATTGTCAAATTTGCTTAACTCAGCATTAGTTGAGGGTGGAAAAGATGTTCCTGAAGGACACTACGCTCATGAAAATATGAAAGATACAGTAGTACCAAATCGTAATAAAATATTTAGTTCATTAATTCAAGCTGTTGCTTTATCAATTGCTACTCAAAAAGATACAACATGTGATATAGCAATGGGTATTCATGCTGGTGATCATGCTATTTATCCTGATTGTAGGCAAGAATTTAGGGATGCTGATTATGGAGCATTTACATTAGGTAATTGGGAAGCACATAGAGTATCTACTTATACACCTTATTTACATACTGATAAATTTGGTATTTTACAAGATGGAGAAAAATGTTGTGAAGAATTAGGTCTTGATTTTAATGAAGTATATAAGCGTACTAACACAAGTTATAAACCAATTAAATTAGCTCCTAATGTTTGGTTATCTGATTTTAAATCAGCGTCATCTGTAGAACGTATAGAAGCATTTATTAAATTAGGTCGTCCTGATCCTGTTCAATATGGTGAAGTATTTGATGGTGGTATTAGAACTGTTAAATGGGAAACTGTTAAATCACATGTAGAACAAGTATTAGCTGAATTTCATTAATTATGGAACATATTATAGAACATATGATAGGCTTATGTGGTGAAAAACATTTATCATTTTTTATTTTACTAAATGAATGGCCTATTTTTCAATATACAATTAATTATCTAAAAACATGGAGGTAAAACTATGAAGTGTCTTAAAAATCAAAAAACAGGTGACATTATTAGAGTCACAGATGTACAAGCAAATCAAATGGAAGGTCATACTTGGAAGTATGTAACCAAATCAGAGTGGAAATCATTAACACGTGCTCCTAAAACAGAACAACAAGTAGTTGAGTCTGAAAAAAAGGAAAAAACATTGTCTAAGAAAGCACAACGTAGAGCTAAATTTAATACTGAAAAAAATGACAGTTAAAGAACTAATAGAACATTTACAGCGACTAGATCCTAACATACATGTATTCCATAGAGGATATGAGGGTGGACTTGATGACGTTGTTGCTATAAATGGACCTTTAGATGTGGCTTTAAATGTAAATGAAGAAGATGAATGGTGGTATGGATCACATTCACTTATTAAAGATGTAGAAGACAAATCAAATTATACAATTGTAAAAGGAATAATATTATGAGTAAAATAGATCCAAATAAACTACTAATAAGTAGTGATTTTTATTCCGTCCAAGGTGAAGGAATAAGTAGTGGAGTTCCATCATATTTCATTCGCTTAGGTATATGTAACCTAACTTGCGGTATGAGTAGAGCATTCGCTAACATGCTAATGAAAGAAAAATCATTAGAAGACGGTGAAATATTTGAAGGTGACTTACACAAGGAAGGTAAAGCAACTTGGACTTGTGACAGTACATCTCAATGGCTATGGAGAGGTGAAGATAAAGAATTTCAGTATCTGATTGACAGATGGAAAGAGCAAGGCATCTATGATGATATCAGAAATGGTATTATTCATATCATCTGGACTGGTGGTGAACCTACAATCAAAGGACATCAAGAAGCAATTGTTAATTTTCATAAATATTTAGGCGACACAATGGAAGATGATTCTTTCGCTGATATGTTTAATGAAATAGAAACAAATGGTACAGTTTATATTGAAAATGATTTATTTAGATTAATCCATCAAATCAACTGCTCACCAAAGCTATCCAACTCAGGTATGACTGAGAAACAACGTATAGTACCAGCCGCAATTAAGCGCATAATGGAACATTCCAATTACCAATTTAAATTTGTTATTAGTAATGAAGAAGATGTTAAAGAATTATTCCGTGACTTTGTCGTACCATATAGCATACCTCTTACCAAAGTGGTTTGTATGCCAGGATTGGATGATGCCTCTAATTTCGAAGAGCGTACTCAATTCTGTCTCGAGATGGCGAAAAAATATAAATTTAGAGGATTAACTCGTTTGCATATCGCAGCGTGGAACAAAACATTAAACGTATAATATGAGTATAACAATTACAATGGAAAATCTTCTTGTAGGTTCTATTTTACTATTGTTAGGATTACAAGTATTCCAGCAATACAAATTAGATAAAGCCAACAAAGAAATTAAGCAATTATGGGATCAACTTTCAACATGGAATACTATGGTTGCTTTAAAACTTTTGGAAAACCAAAAAGAAATAGCTAAATTAAACGAAAATAAAAATAATGGAGAACAAACGAAGAAAGATAGCTAATGTAGAAACATTAGAAACAGCACAAGCTGGCTTTGCAAATGGTATTTCAATCCAGTTAGCAAATGTACTTAGCAGAGGTGATCATCGCTCACTTAACGCTCAAGAAAAACAAATCATTATTGAAAATGCTGAGAAAGCATATGGTGATTTTCTTACAGCATTAGGTGTTAATTGGCAAAATGATCCAAATAGTATGGAAACACCTCGTCGTGTAGCTAAAGCATATGTAAATGATTTATGGGCGGGTAGGTATAATTTACCAACTGATATTACAGCATTTCCTAGTGATGGTTACAATGGTATTGTATTAGAAAGAGACATTCCAATTGTGTCAATGTGTTCACACCATCATCAAGCAATTTTAGGTAAAGCCCATATAGCTTATATACCAGGTGAAGACGGTAAAGTAGTTGGATTGAGTAAATTGAATCGTATTGTAGAACACTTTGCTCGTAGAGGTGCTATTCAAGAACAACTTACAGTAGCAGTACATAATGCTATTCAAGCAGTAGCTGAAACTGAAAATGTAATGGTAGTAGTACACTCATACCACAATTGTGTATCATGTAGAGGTGTTAAACACTTTGGTGCATCAATGGTAACAAGTGAAGTATCAGGTGTATTCGCTGATCACACTAGAACAGCTAAAATGGAAGTAATTGAAATGTTAAAATTAAATATGGAGGGATATAAATAATGCAACCAAAAGAATCTAAATCAAACAAACACTTCTGGTTTAGTATGGCTAAATCAGTTTTAAGACTATTTGGATGTCTATACTTATTTTTTGATGATGTAGTTGGCGCGGCTGTTTTATTAGCTGTAGCTGAAGGATTAGGAATTATAGAAGAATTTTAATAAATTTATAATATGTTAAACGTAAAACAAATTTTAGACGAAGGTCTACTTAAATTAGAACATAGTAAAGGTAAACCAGCACAAGTTGGATTTGATCTTACACTTAAACAAGTAAACAAAATTGGTAACAAAGGAGTAAATATACCTAAAATAGGTAAAGTATTAAAAGACAAAACTGAACTGACTAATTATACTCCACATGGATTAATGAATTTAGATGGTGTTACTGGTTGGTTACTTTATGAAGGTGTATATGATATTACATTCAATGAAGGATGCAAAATACCATCAAATAGAGTAGCATTCATCAAACAACGCTCATCACTATATCGCAATGGAGCCATCATTAATAGCCCAGTATTCGATCCAGGATTTGAAACTGAATTTATGGGTACATTAATGTTTGTTCATGAAACATTATTCATTGAAGAAAATGCTAGAGTAGCACAAATATATTTTCATGAATGTGAACCTGCGGAGCTCTACAACGGCCAGTGGCAGGGTGATAAACAACGTAATCAACAGTAAAAATTACATCCCTTCCCACCAAGAATAATGGTTCCTCATTTGAGGAGCCATTTGTCTTGTCATATTTATATACATGGCATCTGGAAAATACCCAATATTTAATAGGAGTAAAAATCCTTTTAGTAATAATACAAGACCATCACCTTCAACCGCTAAAAAAGGTAGTGTGATGTTTGATGAAAATTATAGTGGTATTATAACAACAGCTAAATCATATGTGACTAATTATTATGAAACTGTGAATGGTTTAGAGTATTACGCTATAGAAAATGAAAGTACATATTATCAAGATTTAGCAGGTACTATACCAAATATATTTCATGTTAATTATATACAAGATCCAATCAATAAACTAAATATATAAGCATGGCTTTAGTTTTAAGAAATACAAAAGGTAGTCCTTTAACATTTGCTGAAGGAGATGCTAACTTAGTTTATTTAGAAAGTTTAGCATCCAGTGGAAGTAATATTAATATTAATAGTTTAGTCACTACTAGTTCATTTAATAATTTTACAGGAAGTATACTTACAACATCCTCATTTAATACATATACTGGTTCTTCTTCATCTCAATTTGCTGGTACAGCCTCATATGCTCTATTTGCTGCTAATGGAGGAGGTGGAGGTAATATAGATACAGGATCATTAGCTACTACAGGTTCAAATACATTTAATGGTAATCAAATTATATCAGGTTCATTTACAGTAATAACAGGTAGCTCAATAGAGTTACAAGTTATAAATACTGGTGTAAGAATAGGTAGTGTTATTACTGATGCCCATACTGTAACAGGATCACTAAGAATAAGTGGATCAACAACTATTACAGGATCATTAAATGTAACAGGTCCTTCATCTACTATTAATAATCTATTAATAACATCATCAGCAGGAACTACAATATTATCAGCTACTACAAACTCACTTGATATTAACTTAACATCAGCTGGTACAAATAGTAATGGGTTTAGAATATATGCAAGTAATACTTTAACAGAAACACCAAATGCAGCGGCTATACAATTTTTCTCAATAGGTCACCCACTTTACCCAGGTCAATTCTATTTAGATTCTGGAGCAGACAATAATGCCGCATTGATATTTAGAACAGCAGTGACAAGTGGTACTATCACAGAAAGAATGAGAATAACTGCTGATGGTAATACTTTAATTACTGGTTCATTAAGTGTAAGTGGTAGTATAGGACATGACTATAACCAATTTAAAACACTATATACTAGTGTAGGTACACAAACTAGTGGTGTTATTCTAACATTTGATCCAACACAATATTATTCTTGCTTTATAGAATACCATGTATTTTTATATGATGACCAACTACCAATAGTAACAACAACAAGAGCAGGAAATATAAAAATATCAGTACCATATAAACCTGATACCAATGATAATCAATATAATATACCATTTACAGAAAATACAACAGAACATAGAACACATCTTGACTATTCAACAGTAACAACAGAAGACATCTACTTCAAAGTAAATTATGATTCAAATGTAGGATTAATACAACTAATAATGTATAATGATAATGGAACATATGCCTCATATATAAATGCAGAATATAGATTAATAGGTTACAGATTATAAAAATAGATTATGGCTCAATTAAAACATACTCCACCTAACTTTACAGTAAATTCTATCAAAGGATGGAATACTAGATTATTATATACTTTTTATGGATATTTTAATACAGCATTTAATTATTATGCTGTAGCTACTAATTATACTAATAATTTGTTCTCAACAATAGCAAATTGGGAAAATTCAAACGCCATCATAGTATCAAAAGGACAATATAACTACCCACAATATAGCTACTTTTTTAAAACAGGAAAAAGTATAAGGGTAAAAGGACATTTATTAGTAACATCAGATGATACAAATCAAATTTTTAATATCTTTGCTAAAATAAGAAATATTACAGATAATAGTTTAATTTCAATCGCGTCCTCGGATAAAAGTAATAGCCATACTTTCGCAAATGGAACTATAGTTAATGGTTTACCTATAAACTTTGAAATAACATATAGCTGTGTTGAAGATAATAATGATTTATATTTTCAAGCTAATGGATTTTTTCAATATGAATATGATAGCTATAGTGGTGGAGGTACAAATAGATCAGTTGTTTATGTCCCTATATGGTCTGACAATCAATTTACATTAGTTGGAACAAATGATGATGAATACAATCTACATATAAGTTTTGATGATAGTAATGTACCAAACATCACATTGCGACATATGACAGTAGAAGAATTAAGTTAAAATATTTATATAAAACAATGACAACTGGTGAAATATTTATTAAAACAGGAGATCCAACACCATCAAATACCTATCTAAGTAACACACCAATGGAAATAAGAGTTTATAATTAAATTTGTTTTCTTCCTAATTCTTGTATATATTTATATAATGTAAATAATATAATATGGAAGGATTTGACCCAAAACAAGAATCAAAAGGATTAGGTGACACAATTGCCAAAGTGACAAATTTTTTCGGTATTGATAAAGTAGCTGAAGCTGTGGCTAAAATAGCAGGAGCTAAAGGTTGTGGTTGCAATGAACGTAGAGAAGCTTTAAATGCTTTATTTCCATACAAAGAAAAAACACGTAAATTTAAAGTATTAAAACAATTTAACTGGCATGGAAATGATTATTTTGAAGGTCAAATAGTAGAAGTAAATAATGAACATCCTCTGTTTGATGGTGTTATTATTTTAGCTACTGAAAAAATGATTGAAGAAATATGAAATTAGATAAGTTTTTCCAGTTAAAAAATGATTTAGAGACATTTACTTTTGAAAAAAATTTTAATTCATTAAGTAAAACACTTTATTATTTTTCATTTTTAGGCAATATATTTTTAATATTGTTTAGTTATTTCTTTATTAAGGATGTAACTAATAGTATACCTTCTCTATTTACAGGACAAGGATTATTTTTTAGTATATTCATTATTCTGTTTATGACAGGGTATGAATTATTTAAGCGTTTTGCTTTTGAACAACTTACTTCTACTATATTACGTTTACGTAAGTTCACTGTTAATATCATTATAGGTTCATTAGTATCATTAATACTAGTAGCTGGTTCATTTTATCTATCATTAAATGGAGCTCACCGATTAATTGACACTAGTGAAACTGTACAAACAACTGTAGACTCATCTATTACAAAACAAACAGATTCTATAGCTAATTACTATAATAAAGAAATTGAATTTTATCGTAACCAACCAGCTAAAACTAGAACAGATAGACAATATAGAGACTCAATTGTAGCTGACTTACAAAAAACTAAAGACAATAAAATACAAGCTATTGAATCTAAAGCATCAGGTAAATCAACTTCTAAATTAAATGAAGTACAAGAAAATAGTTTAGCATTTGCTATAATGGTATTTTTCTTAGAATTAATTATTCTAATAGGAGTAGCGTTTGATGCTTACTATGTATGGACTTCATATTCAGAAATGAAACAAGTTCTAACAACCCCTAAATATAGACAACTAGAGATAAATTTACGACTATTAAAAGTATTCTATCAGAATGGTCGTAAAAAAGAACAAGATCCAATCATAGCTAAATCAAAATTATTATCTTTAGTTTCATCATCTAAAATATCTGTTAGCCAGAAAGAAGTAAATGACTTTTTAGCTTTATGTTCTGAACTTGAAATCATATCAGGCACATTCAGAAAAAAAGTTTACAATATGAGTTATCAAAAAGCTAAAGAGTTATTGGAAAACCAAGAAATTTAAGTTATATTTTATTTAAAATAAGTTATGGAAACAATTTTTATATCGATAGCAAGCTATCGAGACCCAGAGCTAATACCAACTATAAAAGACTGTATAGCTAACGCTAAAAATCCTAAAAGATTAAGATTTGGAATTTGTTGGCAACATGATGAAACTGAATCTCTAGATGAATTTAAAGATGACTCTAGATTCAAAATAATTGATGTTCCATATTCTTATTCTAAAGGTACATGTTGGGCTCGTAACATGGTGCAAGAACTATATGATGGTGAAACTTATTATTTACAGTTAGATTCTCATCATCGTTTTACTAAAAACTGGGATGATACTTTACTTAAAATGTTTAAAGCATTAAAAAAAGATGGTTATAAAAAACCATTATTGACTGCTTATTTACCTGGTTTTGATCCTAAAAATGACCCTAATAGCAGAATTAATGAATGTTGGGGTTTAGAATTTGATAGATATTTACCTGAAGGTCCTATATTTATTAAACCACATTCTATACCAAATTGGAATAAACTAAAATCTCCAGTACCGTCTAGATTTTTATCAGCGCACTTTATTTTTACTTTAGGACAATGGGCTAAAGAAGTAAAATACGATCCATATTATTATTTTCATGGTGAAGAACCATCATTAGCAGCTCGTTCTTATACTTATGGATATGATTTATTCCAACCACATAAAGTAATCATATGGCATGAATATACTAGATCAGGTAAAGTTAAACAATGGGATGATGATAAAGATTGGGCTACTAAAAATAGTACATCTTACTCTAGATATAGAGCTTTACATGGTATGGGAGATATAATAGAAGGAACAATTAATGATTTAGAAAAGTATGGTTGGGGAACAGAGCGTACTTTAGAAGAATATGAAAGATATGCTGGTGTGAAATTTAGTACTAGACAAGTACATAGACACACAGCTGATTATCACCCATTACCTGTACCACAAGATAATTTTGAAGAAAACTTACTTAGCAAAATAAAAGTTTGTATTGACATTTATAAAGGATCATTAACTGAAACTGATTATGACGCTATTGTTATAGCAATATTAGATAAAAATGGCAATGACATTTATAGACAAGATAGTTCACCTGAAGAAATTTATAGTTTAATAAAATCGGATCCAAACGATCAATTTATCCATATTTGGAGAGAATATGTTGACAACAAACAACCAACAAGTTGGAGAGTTTGGCCACATAGTACCTCTAAAGGATGGTGTGAAAGAATTGAACAAATAATAAAATATGCGTAAAGAAACAATTTTACTACATCTGCCCTCTTACAGAGACCCAGAAATAGTACCAACTATTAAATCAGCGTTAGAGAACGCTAAATATCCAAAACGTGTTCATTTTGGAATATGTCGACAATATAATCCTGAAGATGGATTTGATAATTTAGATGAGTTTAGAGATGATCCTAGATTTAAAATTATGGATGTACTCTATACTGAAGCTCAAGGTTTACCATGGGCTAGAGCTCAAATAAATGAAAATCTATTAACAGATGAAGATTACATTTTACAATTAGATTCACATCATCGCTTTGCTAAAGATTGGGATGTGACATTAATTAAAATGCATAATCAAAGAGAAAAACAAGGTTATAAACCAATCTTAGCAGCTTATTTACCATTATATACTCCATTTAATGATCCAGGTGGTAGAACAATGGAACCATGGCAACAACATTTTGTTTGTTTTTATCCACATGGTACTATCTTTATTCGCCCAGGATTATTAACAGGATGGCAAGATATGACTGAACCTCCATTTAGTAGATTTTTATCAGGACATTTCTGTTTTGCCAGATCAGAATGGGCTAAAGAAATAAGACATGATCCTGATATTTACTTTAGTGGTGAAGAAATTAACTTAACAGTTAGATCTTATACACATGGGTATGATATGTTCCATCCTCATAAATTAGTAGTTTGGCACTCAACAATGAGAGAAGAACGTGATGGTATTTTAAAATGGGATGATGATTCTAAGCGTGGAGTTGATTGGTGGAATAGACAAGAAAAAGCTCGCGCTAAAATTAGACAATTATTCCGTACTGAAGATAATGGATTTGATTTAACAGGATATGATTTAGGAACAGTTAGAACATTAGCTGACTATGAAGCTTATGCTGGTGTTAATTTTAAAGATATGTCTGTTCAAAAATATACTTTAGAAAATGGTTACCCACCTACACCTCAAGATAGCCCATGGTCTAAATCATTTTATCATTTAGTTACTGTCCATAGACATGAATTACCAGCTGATGACTATAAATCAATTTTAATTGCTTTTGATGATGAAAATGGTATTGGTATTCATAGTAAATTTATTGATGGCCCTCAATTACAACAATTTTTAAATAATCAAGGTCCAATCCATTATGAAGAATATTTTCCATATTTTGATAAAAAACCAACTCGTATGGTAGCTTGGGGGTTAAGTGAATCTAGAGGATGGGCTGAAAGAATAGAACATAAAATAACAGATAAATGATAAAAGTATATCATGTCAAGACTCCATACACTTTAAAACAACATGATGTTTTATTAGCAGAGTTGTCTGATTATATGGTAAAAACATATAATGCTGAATTAGCTATATCATTAGGAGAAAAAATAAAAATAAATAGTGAAGAAGCAAATGTAGATATAGCTGACTGTAATTTAATTATAGAATATACAGATAGTAATACTTTTAAAGGTATAACTTTTGAAGACCAACCTAGTTGTTTTATGGATTTCTTTAAAAAAAGAAATAATCCTAATGATATATGCTTAGTATCTCAATACAATCCATTAGAAGTTAATAACTATAATAATCAAGATCAAATAAAAAGATCTATTTATGTGACTGCTTCACCATTTGTAGACTTAGATTATTATTATCATAAAAGACAAGAAATTAAAGAACATATTGATAAATTTTATTTTAGAGGAAATTTACACAATATGGGTAGGTATTCAGCTATATTGCTAAATGAAAATCCATATTTTCATGGTGGTGAAGGTATCAACCCAGATCTATATTTTAGTGATTTAATAAATCATAAAGTAGGATTAAGCATTCCAGGAATAGGAGAGTTTTGTTATAGAGATATAGAGTATATGGCTGTTGGATTACCCATGATGAAATTTAAATATATTAATGAATTATATTATCCTTTAATACCAAATTATCATTACATTAGCATTGATCGGATTGATGATGATATGGTTCATGAAAGAAATGGTGGTCAAAAATATGTAGATGCTTATATAAACCGATTTTTAGAGGTTAAAGATGATAAAGACTTTTTAAACTTTATCTCTAAAAACGCTAGAGAATATTATGAAAATCATTTACATTCTTCATCCAGATTAAACACAATAAAAAAAATTCTAGACATATGATAAAATACACTATACAATCAGAAAATTCAACAGATCATTGGCCTTATTTTGATATTAAAAACCATAATGTTTTAGATTTAGGTTGTGGTAGATGGTACACTAAAGAAACAAATGAGTTTAGTCCTATATATTTTAAAAATATGGGAGCTAATAAAGTTATAGGAGTAGATGGAAATGATAATGATATTGAATTTTATAAAAACTTAACAACTAATGATCCATCATATGTTTTTATTTGTAAAATGATACAAAATATTAATGATGTAAAAGAATTATTAAATACATATTCAATCACAGCTTTAAAAAGTGATATTGAAGGTGGAGAAATAGTGTTATTAGATTTAACTAAAGAAGATTTAATTAATATAAAAGAATTAGCTATAGAATTTCACACTGAAGATTTAAAACAATCTTTTATTCAAAAAATTGAAGAATGGGGTTTTGTTATAAATGTAGAGGCTAATTTTGCTAACACTCCTTCTCATTTAGGTGTTTTATTTTGCTCTAAAATAAATTAATATGGATATAAATTTTAATGAAAAATTAGCTATTTGCTATACATGTAGTGGCCCTACTTATAGAAAAACAGTTTTAGATAAACTAAATAACTTTTATTTTGATAATCCTAACTTATATTATTTTGTTATAACAGATGATAAAAACTATTTTAAAGATGTAGTTAGACAAAATTTTGTAGTTAATGAATTAAAAGACTTTCAGACAAACCATTCAGACAAAGTAAAACAGCATGAGTATTTTATAGAAAGTAATAGTATTGAAGATTATGTAGAAAAATTTATAAGATATGATTATAAGTATCCTTTTTCTGTAAATCGTTTTCATTTGTTACAAACTCAAAATTTTGGAATTCAAAATATAGCTATATTAGGTACAGACGCTGATATTACTTTAAGTTTAATAAATGATTCTTTTTTACAAAATAAAAATATTATATATAATGCTGTGAGTGCCTGGTTTGATACCATATCAGAGAATAAAAATATGAGACTAATAAATGATCTACTAGACAGTCAATATAAAATATCTGACAATGATGAAATAATGATTTTTGATGCCGCAGCTAGATTATTTATATTTAATGATACTCAAAAAGTGAATGAGTTTTTTAATGTATGGAATGATATAGTTATTAAATTGTGTGAGTCAGATGAAATTAATAATTTTATTGGTTCTCCTTTTATTAATGATGAGTTGATTTTAGCTCCAATATATAAAGCATTATCAATTAATCCTCCATCAAATAGAGGAGATCATTGTAGACTTTTTGAAGTAAAACATAATAGAGAAGAAAGATTTTGGACCTATTAATTTAATAATAAAAATAAAAAAATAATGGCGAATATAGCTTTTTATGGCTCTCACAACGCTGGTTATGTTGTTGAAGAAAATGGTGAAATACTTTTAGTACTAGAAGTTGAAAGATTTCTTAATTTTAAAAATAGTGGTATAGCTCAATATCTTTGTCCAAAATACAGCGATATAGAGTTTATATCTCGTTACATTCCAGAATATATAATGAAGAAATTTAACATATCAGAATTTGAAAATTGTTATTATTTAAATTCAGATGTGATTATGGATAATGTTGTTTATAGGTTAGAACAAAATATACCCGCTAAAAATTACATACCATGTCTTCATCATGAATCTCATGCGGCTGGTGCTTTTTATCAATCTCCATATCAAAAAGCATTAATTTTCTCTTTTGATGGAGGAGGAAATGATGGTAAATTTAACATATACACTTGTGAAAGAGGAGAATCACCTAAACTATTAGATTCAATTTTAAACCCTATTTTAAAAAATCCTCACATACATTATGATCTTGGATTTCCATATATGGTATTTGGAGAATTTTTAGGTGATATTAAATATGAAGCTTTGAGTATAGGCAACTTAGTCTACTCAGGAAAAATAATGGGTCTAGCTTCTTATGGAAAAGTAAATGAAGAATGGCTTCCTCATTTTATTGAGTTTTATAAGTCCAATCCAAATGGTAGTACTTCTCTTTATAATAATGTCTATGAATATGATTTTGAACCTAAAATAAATGTATTAGGTGAAAAGATAGGTGTCACATTTAATAGACATAATAGATTATTAGGACAAGTAGCTTATGACATAGCTGCTACTTCTCAAAGAGCATTTGAAGAATGTTTCTTAGAAGTAGCTAAACCTTATATAGAACAACATCCAGATCTTCCAATTTGTATAACTGGAGGATGTGGTTTAAATATCTTACTAAATACTAGATTAGTACAAGAATTTAAAAATGAGATTTTTGTAGGACCTGATCCTAATGACTGTGGTATAGCTTTAGGATTAATGTTAAATCAATTAAAACCAGAAAAACCATTTGATAGTACATACTCTGGAATAGATCTATTAGATATAGATAATTTAGGTTATTATATTCAAAATAGTCATACTCATTTTAATACAAATTATCTAAACCAAGATATACTAGTTGATGATCTAATTAGTGGAAAAATAGTAGGTGTAGCTAGAGGAAGATCAGAACACGGACCTAGAGCTTTAGGCAATAGAAGTATCATGTGTAATCCATCTATCCCTGAAATGAAAGATATTTTAAATGCTAAAGTTAAACATAGAGAATGGTATCGTCCATTTGCCCCAGTTGTAAGATTAGAAGATGTGAGTAAATATTTTGAATGGAATAAAGAATCTAAATGGATGAGTTTTTGTCCTAAAGTGAAAGAAGAATGGAAAGAAAAATTAGCCGCTATTACTCACGTAGATGGTACAGCTAGAGTTCAAACAGTAACTAAAGAACAAAATGAGTGGTTATATAATTTATTAACTAAATTTGAAGAAAAAACTGGAGTTGGTGTTTTGCTTAATACATCTTTTAATGTTGATGGAAAACCAATTTTATCTACTATTAAAGATGCTTTCACTACTTTAGAGAAGACAGAACTAGATTGTTTAGTTTTAGAAAACTATTACATTAAAAAAATATAAATGAAAAAAATAACTGAATTAGAATTTAACTCTATTGTTAGTGATATAAATAATTGCTTCTTTATTGAAGTTGGAGCTAACAATGGTAAAGACTTAGATCCACTTTATCCTTTCATAATAGAAAATAAATGGTCAGGAATATTAGTAGAACCTAATCCTGATGTTTTTAAAGAACTTAAACAAAATTATAAAGAAATTGATAATTTATTTTTTGAAGAATGTGTTATATCTGAAAAAAGTGGATTTATTGATTTTTATTATAATGGTTATAATTATACTACTTTACATAACACATTAAGTTATGATTATGCTAAAACTCATTTCAAAGAAAACTTAAGAGTTGTACCAACATTAAGTTTAACATTTGATGATTTGATAGAAAAATATAATCTTCAAAAAATTGATATATTAATGACTGATGTTGAAGGATATGATTTAGATTTATTAAAAACTTTTCCTTTTGATAAAATAAAACCTAAAATAATAAGGTCAGAATATATCCATGTAGGACATCAAAATCACACAATGGAAGAAATGGTTAATTTCTTAGAAAATAAAGGGTATGAGTGTTATAATCTTATTGAAGGAACTGATATTATTGGAATATTAAAATAATAAAAATATAAAATATGAATAGTTTTTTAGATGGTTTTAAAAATCAATTAAAAGGTTTAACTAAAGAAGAAAAAGAAACTTTAGTGGAATATCTTACAAAATCTCAACTAGATATAGTTAATAAAGATTTAACAGTAGTTACTGGACTATGGAATATAAATCGTCCAGGCCGAGATTTTAGTCATTATATAGAACATTTTAAAAATTTTCTAGATATACCTGTTAATATGTTTATTTATATTCCTAAAGAATATGAGTATCTAGTTTGGGAAAAACGATCTAAAGAAAATACATCTGTTAAAGTATATGAGTTGGAGGATGTAAAAAGAATGTATAGTCCATTTTGGGATAAAACTCAAGAAATAAGAACAAATCCTGAATGGTTTAATCAATTAGGAGAAAATAGTTGGTTAACAACATCACCTCAAGCTGCTTTAGAATGGTATAATCCAATAGTACAATCAAAAATGTTTTTACTTAATGATGTCACTATTTGGAATCCATTTAATACAAAATATTTTATTTGGTTAGACGCTGGTATCACTAACACTGTTTATGAGAAATTTTTTACTGATAATAGAGCGTTAGATAAAATTAATCCTTACTTAGAAACATTTTTATTTTTAAGTTATCCATATGAGACTACTAGTGAGATTCATGGTTTTGATATTAAAGCTATGAATACACACGCTGGTGAAGAAGTTAAATATGTTTGTCGAGGTGGATTATTTGGAGGTACAAAAGAAATTATAAATCAAGCAAATAGTTTTTATTACACTATGCTTGAAAGAACTCTAAATAAAGGATGTATGGGTACTGAAGAAAGTATTTTTTCTCTAATGGCTCATATTGAACCAGGAAAATATAGAAGATATGCTTTAGATGGAAATGGACTAATAGTTAAATTTGTTCAAGCTTTGATTGATGATAAAGTAATTTTAGAGCCTATACCTGAAGGCACAACATATATAGCTCCTAAAAATTTAGATACTTCTAAATTAAAAACATCTTTATATATGCTTACTTTTAATTTCCCACAACAAGTAAGACATACATTGGAAACTTGGAAAACTAGTTATCCTGAGTTTTTAGATAAAACAAGAAAAATATTAATTGACAATTCTAATAAACCTGAAGCGATAGAGGGTAATAAACAACTTTGTGAAGAGTATGGATTTGAACACATTGTGACAGGTGAAAATTTAGGTATTAATAGAGGTAGATTATACGCTGCTAAACATTTCCAAGAATCAGATAGTGATTATTATATCTTTTTAGAAGATGATATGGGAGTTCACTCACCAGGTAGTGATAATTGTAGGAATGGATTTAAAACATATATATCAAATTTATATGAAAAAATTCATAAAATCATGTTAAAAGAAGAATATGACTTTTTAAAATTATCATTTACAGAGGTATACATGGATAATCAAATTCAATGTTCTTGGTATAATGTTCCTCAGCATATTCGCACAGAGATTTGGCCTAATTATAATAAGTTACCAGTTAATGGTTTAGATCCAAATTGTCCTAGAACTAAGTTTAATAAGATTGATAATATGAATGAATTGTCATATATTGATGGAGAAATTTATTATTGTAATTGGCCTATGATAGTTGGTAAAGTTGGTAACCAAAAAATGTTTTTAGATACAGAATGGGCCCATCCTTATGAACAGACATGGATGTCTTATATGTTTCAAGAAACTTTAAAAAATAATTTAAAACCAGCAATATTGTTAGCTTCTCCTATAAAACATAACAGAATTATATATTATGAAGCTCATGAACGTCGAGAAAATTAATATTTATACTCAGTAAATATTATAATTAATGTCGGAGTTATTTTCAAAACAAAAAGAAATTAAAGTAGTTGGGAGACCTAAGGAGTTCTTAAATGTTATGCCTCCTGAACCAACACCACCATCTACTCCAAGCTTAACTCCAAGTGTTAGTGTTACCCCAAGTATTACTCCAACTATTAGTATCACTCCAACAGTGACATTAAGTGTTAGCTCCACTCCAACTCCAACACCATCTGTTAACTATTATTATATAGCCAATAGATATAATTGCTACTCAGGAGAAGATTGTGGACAATTCACGGGTCAAGTTACTTTAAATAGTGGGGGAAGTGCTTTAACTTTGGAATTATTTTATACTAGCTCTGGTAGTCCTAATTTTATTTTTCAGCCTATTAATTTAGATTCTAATATAATTGGATCTCCGTTAACTATAACTGACTTAAATTCTTTTAATAATTGTGTTGATGCTTGTTTAGCTATCAATCCATCTCCAACACCTAGTGTGACTCCATCAATCACACCTACAATTTCAAAAACACCATCAATTTCACCAACACCAACTGTCACCTCCACACCTAGTGTGACAATCACATCTACTCCATCAATTACACCTAGTATAACAGTTACTCCAACCCCAACACCATCATCACTTATTTATAGTTTTAATTTAAGATATGATAGTGCTGATAGTGGATCTGCTTGTTCTGCTGGTAGTGCTGTTACTAGATATAGTGACTCATCAACTTTAAGTGTAGGTTATAGATTAACTACAGATTCTGGTCTAGTGACAGATGCTCCCGCTGGATATTATTGTATTGATAGTGGATCATGTACTAACAACAAAATATGGATTTATTCTGATGGTTCTATAATCACTCAAAATTTCATATGTTAATTTAGAGAATCACAATATTTATTAACGATTAACCAAAAATTTAATTCATGTCAACTAGACCAGTCCCTACCCCATCATTAATACTATCTGATCCAGGAGATTCTCCTATTGTAACTGGCTCACAATATTACTATAGAGCCTCAACATATACTTGTAATAGAACAGTATGTGGTCAATTCACAGGAGATACAATAATATTTAGCGGAGCAACTCCATTATCTATAGGCAGTTGGTACACTTCACCAGCTACCCCAGGGTATGTTTATCAAGTATCATCAATTGATACTACAGCAACAACTGGATTATCTGTAAATACAACTTTTTATAGAAGTTGTAATACTGCTTGCCCAGTAGCGGGTACTATTCCTTCTGTTACTCCATCAACAACACCATCTGTGACTAGAACACCAAGTGTCACTCCATCTACAAGTATTAGTGCTAGTGTAACACCATCACCAACTAGAACACCATCAGTGACACCAACTAGAACAATAAGTATAACTCCAAGTATAACTCCAAGTATAACATCTACAATCAGTATCACCCCAACAATAACAGTGACACCAAGTGTGACACCGTATACTTCTCCATCATTTGGAATGAATATAACATGTTCATTTCAAATATTAAATACTATTCCAACATCATCAGTGTCAGAATTAACAGGAAGTATAACAGGATCATTATCATCAAGTGTATCATCATCTGGTATTTTTATACCAACTTCTTCCTATCAAACATCAATGATCAATCTTTTCCCTCAAGCTAGTACATTGTTTTTTATGCCAATGCAAATCTATGAGAATGGAGGACAAGGTTTTATATCATTTCCAAGTTCTTTAGTTGTAGCTAATAGTACTGTTGTTACTAGTTCATTATATGTTCCAAAACCAAACTTTTGGGAAAATCTCACCATGATAGTAGGTTTTGTACAAAATAAATGTGGTCCTAATGATACTCTAAGAAGTTACAATATGAGAGTTAGAGTCTACAAAAACAACTATTTAATATATGATATAGTTGATCCACAATCAGCTAGAACTAATTATTCATATCCTGAATATTATTATTCTATACCATATGGAACTATGTGTGATGGTGATCATGTTGAAGTTGTGTATAGTTTAGCTTAATAAATCATAACATATAAAACTTAAGTTTGGCGTCCTCGGACGCCTTTCTTATTTTTAATTATATGTATCAAGCTTTACACTATGACTTTAGAACCAAAACATGTCATTTAAGAGATGACAGACAAGGTTGGTTATCATTTGAATATACTCCTACTTATTACAAGTTAGACCCTAACGGTGAATATGAAACATTAGATGGTAAACGTGTTTCACCTACTTACACTTGTGATAAAAATGATCCATTAACATATTATGAAATAGACATTCCTATGGAAACTAGGGTGTTAGTAGATGCTTATAAAGATCTAGATAACGCTCCTGAATACCATAATGTACTATTTCTAGATATTGAGTGTGAAATTGGAGGAGCATTAACAACTGAATATATCAAGTCAGCTCCAATGAAAATAACATCTATAGCCTTATATGATGTTACTCTTAAAAATTATTATTGTTTAGTTCTAGATGAAAAAAATCAATTAAAATACACTGTTGAAGATAATAGGTATATTATCCCATGTTGTGATGAAGCTGATCTATTACAACAATTTATTCATTTATGGGAAAGTGCTGATCCAACTATTGTGACAGGATGGAATAGTGAGTTTTTTGATATGCCTTATTTATATCATCGTATTTGTAAAGTATTGGGTGAGCAAGAAGCTAAAAAATTATCTCCGTTAGGTATTGTTTCTGTTAGAGATTTTTTTAATAAGAAAACTCAAACAAATGAATCTGTAGTTAACATAGCTGGTGTTAACCATCTTGACTATATGTTACTTCATAAGAAGTATATTATGAAACAAGAGTCATCTTATAAATTAGGTGACATAGGAGAAAAATATGTTAAGTTAGGTAAGATAGAATATGAAGGATCACTTGATAAATTATTTAGAGATGATGTAAATAAATTTATTGAATATAACTTACGTGACGTTGAGATTCTAATTAAACTAGATGAAAAACTGCAATTCATTAATTTAACAGTCAATATATGTCATTTATGTCATACACCATATGAAAACATATATTACTCAACATCATTGAATGAAGGTGCCATATTAACATATCTGAAACGTAAAGATATAGTCTCACCAAATAAACCAACTACTTATAATCCAGTATTAAAAGAAGGTAATGAAGAATACGCTGGTGGTTATCTTAAAGATCCAGAACCAGGATTGTATGAATGGGTATCTGACTTAGACTTCACTTCACTATATCCATCTATTATTCGTAACCTAAACATGGGTATAGAAACATTAGTTGGTAGGATACAAAATAGAGATAAATATGATAATCAATGGGGATTAGGTGATTTAAAGAAATTAGATCCAAATGATGATATTACTATTGAAAAAGTAACTCTTGATAGAAGAGTAAAAATAAGTAGTATCAAAGCAGGTGATTTAATTAATATGATTGAAAAAAATAAATTAATCATTTCAGCTAATGGTACATTATTTAGAAGAGATAAGTCAAGTATTGTAGTGGAAATACTAAATGATTGGTTTGATAAAAGAAAACAATATAAAGACTTAATGAAAAAAGCATATAAGTCAGGTGATAAAGCAATGGGTGAACATTATAATAGGTTACAACATACATTCAAAATTAAATTAAATGACGTGTATGGTGTATTCGCAATTAATAGCTGGAGATATTCAGATGGAAACTTATTTATAAGCAAAGCTATAACACTCACTGGTCAAAGATTAGATCAGGAATCAATCAATTTTGTTAATAAAGAAGTCAGTAATGAATTAGGAATAGAGAGAGACTATGTAATTACAGCTGATACAGATAGTTTATTCTTTGAATTAAAAGATTTAATTCTAAAACGCAAACCAGATATTGATATTAGTAGTAGAGAAGAAGTAATACCTATTGCTCTTGAAATAACTAAAGAATATCAAGACAAGACATCTCCATTTCTTCAAAATCTATGTAAAGATTTATTTAATGTTAATAATCAATATTTTGAATTGAAGCAAGAAGTAATCTTGGAGCGAGGCTATTTCGCGGGAAAGAGAAGATATGCTCAATTTATTGTTAATAAAGAAGGTGTACCAACAGAAGAACTAGATATTAAAGGAATGGATGTAATGAAATCAAATATGACTCCAATGTATCGTAAATTTGGAGAAGAAATATTACTTGATATCATGTATGGTAAACCTAAAAGAGAAATTGATAAAAAAATTATTGATTTTAAAAAATATCTTGATATAGTATCTTATAAACAAATAGCTAAACCTACTGGAGTTAAAAATATAAGAAAATATATAGCTTCACCCCCACAATCAGGTTCGATATTTTCTAAATTAGAACTTAAATGTCCTGTAAATACTAAAGCAGCTATATGGTATAATGACTTATTACGCTTTAAGAAATTAGATAAGAAGTATTCATGTTTCACTGAAGGTGATAAGATGTATTATGTTCAATTAAAAGACAATCCATATAAAATTGAAGTATTAGGATTTACAGGCAATGACCCAGAATTTATAGATGAATTTATAACTAAATTTGTTGACAAAGAAGAAGGATTCAATTCAGTATTATTAAATAAATTACAAGGTATTTATGATGATCTTAAATGGTCTTTTCCATCACTTAATGCTTATGTAAACAAATTTTTCTCATTTTGAGATCCAAAATACTCTATATATATTTAATTTATGAATATAATTTATGGTATAATATGGGGTGTGTTAGCTCAAGTGACTACATATATTCAATTACAAGGACAAATTAAATTTGAATGGCTAAAACAAAATATGTGGTTTGGAATATTAATGGGTATTCCAATTTCATTTATGTTTATGCAATCTGTAAAATATTTTGTATTAGCATTTGATGGTCAAATATGGCCATCACGATTACTTGGGTTTGGAATAGGTGTTATTATATTCACAATAATGTCTGAATTGTTATTTAAAGAACCATTTACCTTAAAAACAGGTATTTGTTTATTTTTAGGTTTATTAATTATTTTAATACAAATATTTTGGAAATAATATGCAAAAACAAATATTAACATCAGTTATTGATAAGTACTATTTAAATGGTACTGTAGAGTCAGTTAAATGGTCTATAAAAGATAAAAATATAACTATTGACTTCATTACACCATTTAAAAATTTAGTTGGTAAAATAACTAGTCCTAATATTGATTTAGAAGATTGTGAGTTAGGTATCTATAATACTACTCAATTCTCTAAATTAGTTAAAATAATGGATAAAACTATTATATTAAATTTAGGTAAAAGTGAGCGTGGTACACCACTTGAATTAGCTATATCTGATAACCAATACGATTTGAATTATTATTTGTCTGATTTGAATCTAATTGACACTGTGCCTGCAATTAATGAACCAGAACATTATGATGCTACAGTTCCTATCACTAGTGAGTTTATCAGTTTATTTATCAATGCTAAAAAAGCATTAGGAGATATTAAACAATTCACTATCAAATCAGAATTAATAGATGGAGAAATGTTTTTAAATATTGTTATAGGTGATGGATCTGGATATGCTAATAAAATCAAATTCAAAACATCATGTGAAGCAATGTTTGGTTTAGGTGAATTACCTTTTCCAGCTGATATAATGACTGAAATACTAAAGGCAAATGAAGGTATGAATGAAGGTAAAATAGAGGTGAGTGAACAAGGACTAATGAAAATAATGTTTAAAGAAGATTCTATAGAATCTGTTTATTATCTTGTTCGTCTTTCTACAAATTAATATATTTATAAAAAAAGAGAAACAGGTAGGTCTCTGAGTTTTGAACAATTATTTAGTTAACCGCCACCTTAGGGGGCACAAAATTTAAAATTATGACACAACTTCAACGTTGGGCAATGGACCCATTTGACATCGTTTGGAAAAATTTTTTCGACGGTCACTCCAATTTCAATCCAATTCAACACAAAATTAACTATCCCGTAGACATCTACGAAACAGAAACTGGGTTACGATTTGAACTCGCAGTAGTAGGTCTTGATAAAGAAGATCTAAGTATTCAAGTAGAATCAGACGTTTTAAGAATTACACATGACAAAAAGGAAGAACAAGAACGTTCATACCTACAAAAAGGTATTACACGTCGTTCATTTGATCTCGCCTGGAAGGTAGCCTCTAAATTTGATTTAAATAACTTAGACGCATTTTTAGACAAAGGTTTATTAATTGTTGATATACCTTATGCTGAATCTAAAGCTCCAAAGAAAATTGAAATCAAAATTAATAACAAGTCCTTACTAAAAGGATAAACTAAAAAGAGACCTACCTAATCTCAGTTATGATTACTAGACAATTAATTGGCTTTAACGGAAATCAATTTGTATTAAAGTATCGTCTTTTAGATGATCCAAAGTATACTAGTGAGAAACTAGATATACTAAATATACTTTATGGATCAAATAAAGTGTTAAGAAAAGATGGTCATTTATATTTTTTAGAACAAATTGAAGAAGCTGAAGTGATTGCTTGGTTACCAAAAGAAAATTAATTACATTTAAAATAAAATAAAGTATATGAGTAAATTAATACCACAAAATGGTCATGTTATTCTTAGACCTATTGAGGAACAAGAACAAACATATGGAAACATTGTCATTCCAGACATGGGAAAAGAAAAACCAGAAATTGGGGAAGTAATATCTGTTAGTGATACATACAATTGGCACACTGGTGAATATTATAGAACTAAATTAGAACCTGGTCAAAAAGTACTTATTCCTAAAATGGGATCAATGAAAATCACAGTTGATGGAGAAGATTATTTTATAACTAAAGAAACAGAAATATTAGCAGTTTATGAGTAAAATTATTGTTTATAACACAGACGCAAGACAAAAACTAGCAGATGGAGTAGAAAAATTATCCAATGCTGTAGTCACAACATTAGGTCCATTTGGACGTAACGTTATAATTGAGAAAGAAAATGAGTTACCACAATCAACAAAAGATGGGGTCACTGTTGCTAAGTCAATCAAACTTAAAGACCCAATTGAAAACATTGGAGCTGAAATTGTTAAGCAAGCCGCAATACGCTCAGCTAACACTGCAGGTGATGGAACTACTACTACTACTTTATTAGCCAATACTATGGTTAAAGAAGGGTTAAGCAAAGTTAGAGCTGGAGCTAACGCTGTTGAGATTAAAAAAGGTATTGACAAAGCAGTTAAAGAAGTAACTGAAGCATTAAAACAAATCAGTAAAGAAATTTCATCTGAAGAACAATTAAAACAAGTAGCTTCAATTTCATCTAATAATGATGAGTTCACAGGTAACTTAATTGCTACAGCCTTAGAAAAGGTAGGTCGTGATGGAGTAGTTGCTATTGAAGAAAGTAAAACAGGTGAAACAACACTTGAAGTAGTTGAAGGTATTCAGTTTGATAAAGGTTATAAATCACCTTATTTTGTTACTAATAATAGTACAATGACAGCTGCTTTAGAAGATCCATATGTTTTAATTTATGATGGTCGTATAATGACAGCCGCTGAATTATTGAATGTACTTCAAAAAGTGAATAGTGAAAATAAATCATTATTGATTGTAGCTGAAGATATTGATGGTGAAGCATTAGCAACACTCATTGTAAATAAAATGAGAGGTATTGTTA